TTAATAACCATCCGATCCCACGGCGTGGGGCATGGATGGGGCAAACTCACTCAATTTCTGGTTCAGGATGAGTACCTGGTCCTGGTTATTTTCAGCCATCCAGGATCCGTACACCCGGTAAACCATTTGCGCGTCGGTGTGGCCCATTTGCTTCGCGATGAAGTTCGGGTTTGCACCGGCAGCTAACGACCAGCATGCATACGTGTGTCGGGACTGGTATGCTCTGCGATAGCGAATCCCGGCGCGTCGCATTGCCGCTTCCCACGACTGGTTAATCGACCCCACTGCGTAATGATGCCCGGCACGGCCATTACGTGATGCGATCTGCGGGTTGAACACGAACGTGCAAGGATGCACATCAGTACGGCCATACTCGCGCAGTTTCACCTCAACCTGATACTGCTTACCCAGGCGTGTCAGTTCTGCCTGACTCTTCAGCACGTCGATCGCTGGCTGAATGAGGTTGATGATACGGTCCGTCCCGGCCTCTGTTTTCGGAAGGGTGAACTCCTTCGTTAACGTGTGATTCCGGCGGATAATCATCGTACCCGCTTTCAGGTCGATATCTTCCCAGGCCAGCGACACAAGTTCTCCGTGGCGCACGCCGGTGTAGACGGCAAGAGACCACATGTTTTTCAGTTGCTGGTGGGCGCAGGCGTTAATCAACCTGACAAACTCATCGCGCGTCAGCGGGTCAGGCTCGCATCGTGACCGCTTAAGCATGGCGATCCCGGTGAACGGATTCACCCGTACATAACCGCTATCAGCGGCAAACTTAAACATCCCGCCCATGGTCTTCATGTAGTTGTTGACCGTTCTGACTGAGCGGCCCTTAACCGGCGTTTTCTGCCCGACTTTCAGCGTGTGATAACCGGTCAGCAATTCCTTCCTGATAAACAGCAGATCTTCCTGCGTTACCGCAGATACCAGCCTGTCCCCACCAATCCTGGGCACCATGTTGCGCGCTATAGATGCATAGCGTGACATCGCGTTGGTGCTGATCTCCATACGCTTCAGTTCAAGCCACTTGTTCGCCAGCTCCAGCACGGTGATTTCCTTGCTCTCCACCCCAAACCTTTTCAGGTTAGGCGAGTCTGGGAATTGCGCTGCATAGTTGAAGTTGCCGGTCTTAATCGAAAAGCACACCGACGCGCGCAGCTCGCCAGCGACCTTTCTGTTTTTTGGTGTATCCGGCACGCCGAGGCTTTCACGCACCCGGCTGCCTTTATAGATGAACCATATGCGGAGCGTCCCGCCATGGTTTTCCACGCCTGTTGGGTATGCTGACTTAGCCATTATTCCCTCCTGACGTCCAAGAGCCCGCTAAGCATAAACGGATCTTCATTGGCGCGCACCCGGCTGTTTCTTTGACATGCTCTCAACCCACTGGTCCACAGCTTTACGGTTGTACATACATTCGCTGTTCTTCTTCGGTACGCCGTCCGGGGACACATGCAGATATTCCCGCCCGACCATCCAGCATTTTTTTCGGGCCCGCTCGATAGTGCCAGGGCGAAGGCCGGTAATCTCGACGAGCTTTTCTTCGGTTACCCATTCATTGGGCACGATTAAGGTCATTTCGCTCATAGGTGTCTCCAGGCAAAAAAGAACCCGGCGCGGGGCCGGGCAAAATGGGGGATAACGTGGCAGTGCTTTCGCACCCAATAGCCAGCTCATAACTGGCTATCAGTTGCGTCAGGCGAATCTGATTGTTCGGCGCTACTTGTCGTCGCCTCGCAGTTTTTTAATCAGGTTGTATGCATCCGGAGCGCGCCATCTTTCACCAACGCACTCACGTTTCATCACCTCGACCAGATCATCCCACTGCTCAATAATCCCTTTGAAGGTTGGAACTCGTTTGGCGATAGCAGGGAAGTGATCCCGAATCTCCGGGATGGCTTCCAGTAACTTCATGCAACGCAACATATCGGATGGGTCATGCGGCGCGCCGAAATGGCTTCCGTAAAATGGCTTATCCAAACCCAAAGCAATGGATGCCATCGTCGCACTGCTAACGCCGACATCTCCTGTCGCCTGCCACTGCAAAACCTTCATTGCTAAATTTGACATAATTTCTCCTCATGCAGCGCGCCGGGCACGCAGCGATTTGATATGCTCGCTCGTCTCCAGTTCGGCGCGTATCTGTGCCGCCTCACTGTGATCGAGGTGCTCAAAGTCATTGTTGAATCGGTCGATTGAAGCGGTGTTTATCCGGCCCTGTCGCCAGTAGCGGACTATCTGTGATGTGCAGCTGTGGATGATGACGGGCCAACCGTGCTGGTCAGCGTAAATCTGACCCCGCTGAATTAGCTGGAACATTGGCTGACTCCTGCATCATGAGGAAGACAATCATTGCGGCGCGAAGTGGGTTATCGTTAAAGCTATATGCATCGTTGGGATGAAAAGCCTCGGCCCCCCAACCGCCTCTTTTGTCCGCTTCGCTCATTGCGTAAATGCTGATTTTATTTGCGGTGATAATCGGCCATGCATCTGCCGGGTCGCTTGTAAATGAAAAACCATATTGCACGCGCTTTGGTGTGCCCTCGTTTATTACGAAACACGCCCTTCCAGAAACGTCATAACAATTCCAATTTTTTATATCTGGATGAATGCAAATGGAAACTCGTTTGTTAATTTCAAAGTCGCTTAGCTTGCTGTAATCCATCACATCCCCCTCTGCTTATTCCTCAATTCGATAACACCCTGGAAACTGGCGCACGTCTGACAGCCGGGAACGGCAGCACGCCGTGGCTCAGAAATTGGTTCGTCGCATTCTTCACAACGCTCAGCTGATACGGCGTTGCGGTTTACTCGGTGAGCGGAGAGGGCAGCGTTACGCTGAAGCTCTTCAATCTCTGCTGCGGTATCGATGATGTCCATGGTCAATGCTCCCGGAACTGTCGGTTAATTCGGTTGAAGGTGAACGCCAGCAATAAAAAAGGAGCCTTAAACTCCCGGGTGATTAGCGCCTTCATGTTGCACCGCCTTCATTCTTCTCGGCTTCGACTGCCATCTGCTCAAGCCGTCGCGATAACTCGGCGGCCAGCGCCTGGAATTCTTCCTCGGTCGCCACCGGGATCGGCACAAAGCGAATCCCGATGTGGGCCAGGTTATTGGCAATTTCGAGGTTTTTTCTCGAATCAACTGGTGAGGCTCTGTTCATGCGGCGCGCTCCGCCATTATTTCGGCCTTCTGCTCGTCGTTTAGCATGTCGTCAGATACGATCGCCACGCGATTGCTGGCGCTCCACGAAACTGGAGCACTTTCTTTCAGCGCCTTATTCAGCGCCTCAGCAGCATCACGCACAGCTTGCGGCAAGCAGTAATAGTCATCACCATCAGGCATTATCTCTTCGCAGTGCTGCTCCAGATCGAACTCCGGCGGGTAGTTAGGTTCGCAGATCATTAACTGCAACTCGCTCGGCAGCAGGGAGTGCTCATAGCAATAGTCGGCCAGCGATTCAGCATCGAAAAAGTACTGGTCATCATCAAAGATAACGAGCGGCTCTCCGGCCCATACCGCGCGCTCAAAGTTAGAGAACTTCGCCTGTCGGCTTTCGCGGTGGCATTCTTCGCAATAACCATGAGTGCTATGAATAGGGTGCTCGTCAGGTTTGTTTTTGCACTTGCGATGAGTGGCTCCGCACCAACGCGCCTGGTGTTCGTCTTTTCCCCAGAAACGACCTTGGCGGTCGACCCAACCAGTTAAAGTCTGGATGCTGGCCGCTTCATCGCTGTCCATCATCACGATTTTTTCAGTTTTCATATTCATTGTTCAGCTCCAAACCGCCCGTTAAGGCGGCCAGTTTTGACGACGAACTCCAGGAGACTAACTCCCAGAGCTTCAATTTTCTTGTGATGCTTGTTGATGATGGGAGGCACCGTTTCGTTCCAGTTTGGCTTTGGCTTCTTGCGCATGGCCTGCTGGATTTCCTCGGTGCAGCGGCGGCAGGCCGCGCGTATGGCGTTGTCTTTTTCTGGCTTCATGCGGCCTCCCGGCGGGCGAGAAGTTTAGCCCCGAAAGCCATCAGCTCATCCCGGTCCACAGTTGCGAAGTGGCAGTGCGTACGCGGATAAGGTCGCCAGATGATGAGCAGACTGCCTTTATTATTTCCGCTGACCGGCTTACCGGTGACCGGGTTGATAAACGCCAGTCGCCCGGCGGTGATGAAGCGAACCTCGCTGGCGGTCTGGATAGCCTCTTTGAACCAGCCAACCGAAGTGTCAGCCGGCACCAGCATGACCGTGCCAATCTGATTGTTGCTCTCGGCTGCGGCCTTTTTCACGAACGGCGTGATGTCGCTGTATGGAGGGTTAAGCCAGACGTAGCCGGGAATACTCATGTAATCAGCCCAGGGCGTTTCCAGCGTGTTCTGCTCGGCGGTGATGAACTTCCTGCTCAGCGCGTTATGCGGCGCTGCGGCGGCATCCAACTGGAAACAGAATTCAGCATCAAGGGAAGCGAAAAGGGCTGGTGGAGTGCGCCAGAGGTCGCGCTGGTCGAGCGGTGTTTTACTTCCGCCATAATCACCGTTCAGCTTCTCGGCTGGCAGCGCTGCGGCGATGCGCTCTCCTATCCATCGCATAACAGGTACTGCCATGCTATTGCCGATAGCTTTGTAGCGCGGCCCGTCCGGGCATTCATCAGCATCCTTTCCGCGCCAGCCGATCAGAGTGTGATTATCAGGAAAGCCCTGAAGGCGCTCGCACTCAATCGGCGTAAGTCGGCGCACGGCCATAGTGCGGAAGTCGGCAATATTGCGTTCCTGCGCTCGGCCGCCACCGTTCGGCGCAGTCAGTGCGTAAGCCAGATCTCCGTTGATTTCGAGACTGCGACCATCAGCGCGACCGCGCTCCTGAAAGGCGACCACTGCCGGATAGCCCTGTCCAGGCTTGCCGCCTCCGGTTGAAAGCGGGCCGGTAATGCCTCCGTCACCATCCTGAAGCCGAACTTCTCCATGGCTATTCTCGGCAAAGGAATAGGCTACTCCGTGGCGGTAAGCTACAGTCAGGCATGGGGAAACATCAACCATTGGCTCAGTTGCATTACCACCGTTTTCCGGAGCGCGGCCTATCCAGTTGCCAGGAATTCCGTAAGCTGCAATCGGCGCTTCGTGGTTGCAGGTGAGTTCAGAAGTTGGATCGTCCGTTTTAATCTCGTCACCACCCTGGTCATGCGTCATAGCGATCAGGTGTCCAGCTTGTGCCTGATTGTCATCTGCGCCACACGTTCCAACGCCTCGTGCAGTAAGGGCGGCAACAGCCTTTTGCGTTTCTCGGCGCGGCGCAGAATCCCGGCGCACGCTGTTGAGCTCAAAAAGTACCGCTGAGGGATCGAATCCTTTTCGAGCACTTGCGACAACGAACACACGGCGGCGTCGTTGGGCCACTCCGAAAAATTGAGCATCAAGGACGCGCCAGGCAATAACCCTTTCTGGTCCAGACACACAACCTGCGTGTGTCCATTTTCCCCCTGCTGGCTGCAACTCACAGCTTTCTCCGGCAAGTCCTGCCAGAAAGCACCCGAAGGCATTGTCTTTGCTGCTGAGCACGCCGGGGACGTTTTCCCAAACGATGATTGATTCTTGTTCACCGCGTTCGCGGCGCTTTGCGTCGATTGCATTGGCTAATTCCACGTAAGAGAGGGTTAACTGGCCGCGGTCGTCAGACAGGCCTTCACGTAAGCCGGCGATACTGAATGCCTGGCAAGGCGTGCCACCGACAAGAATATCAGGCGCTTCTACTTCACCAGCGCGCACCGCATCGGCGATTTTGGTCATGTCGCCGAGGTTGGTTACTTCCGGCCAGTGATGGGCGAGGACTGCTGATGGGAATGGTTCGATTTCAGAGAACCAGGCAGGTTTCCAGCCGAGAGGTTCCCACGCTTTACTGGCAGCTTCGATACCGCTGCACACGCTTCCGTATCTCATGCCGCCTCCTGCCTTTCCCGGTATTCCTCAGCGAGCCGCTGGGCCTTTAATGGATTGCTGACCACTTCACCCCATGGCATTAGCCAGCCGTTACCAATGAAGGGAAGGCACAGTGTGCCTACCCTGATGTCGTCTTGAGCGTGAGTCATCATTCACTCCTTACCGCGCCGCCGCGGCCGAAATAATCAATTTGCCCATAGCGAGTGCGTGAGGGGAGTTTCGGCCCACAGGCTTCGTATTGAGGCTGGAAAGAGGCCATGAAGTTGTCGTGCCATAGCTTGGCCTCGTAGCGACGCAGGAGCTTCTCGGTCCAGTAATCATCCTCTGCCTGCTGAATCTCTTCTGGCGTTCGGTTCTCAACCCGCTTCTTACCCAGGCTCTCCTCAAGGTAAGCGCAGACCCGAGCGATGACTTGCTCCTTTGTTTCCAGTTTTTTGGGCGCACGAAAGTATCCCGCCCCTTGAGGAGGTGATTGCATGTTTGTTTCCTGAATTTAAGGTTGGATAACCCAGGATTGCAGGTCAGTATTGAACTGCGCTCCGATGTCTGATGGGTGTTCTGGCGGGAGGATTACCTTCTTTCCGGTTTCCTCCTCAACTCCATGAGATACGATTAGCCGATTCTGACCTGTCGTCTCATCTCGCTCTGAGGTGGTTACAACAATAACCATCCTCGCCGCCGGTTTTAAAAAGGGATGTCGTCGTCGAAGTCCATTGGCGGTTCGTTAGACGGTGCCGGAGCGGACTGCTGCTGCGGGCGAGACTGTGCTCCTCCGCTGAACTGGTTGCCGCCCTGTGGTTGCTGAGGCTGGCCCCAACCGCCCTGCTGCTGGTTCTGACTGCCACCTGCCGGTGCGCCACCGCCCTGACGGCCACCCAGCATCTGCATGGTGCCGCCAACGTTGACCACCACTTCCGTGGTGTATTTTTCCTGACCGGATTGATCTGTCCATTTGCGGGTGCGTAGTTGACCCTCGATATAAACCTGAGAGCCCTTGCGCAGGTACTCCCCGGCCACCTCAGCCAGCTTTCCGAACAGAACGACGCGGTGCCATTCCGTTTGCTCTTTGAGCTCGCCGGTGGCTTTATCTCGCCATGACTCCGATGTCGCCAGCGTCACGCTGCATACTGCGCCGCCGGACGGAAGATAACGGACCTCGGGGTCTTGCCCGAGGTTACCGACTAGGATCACTTTGTTTACGCCTTTGCTAGCCATTTATGCCACCTGTTCATTGCCGGTTAATTCTGCCTTTCTGGCCTCATATACTTCCTGTGCTTTCACCTGCTCTGGCGTGTCTCGTAATGCCCTAAAAGCCTCTGCCCAGGCAGTTTTAAGTTGTTCGAAGGAAGGCGCTGATTCTGCTGTGGAGACAAAGTGAGCAAGGTCTATTTCTGCTTTAGAGCGACCGTCGTTTAGCCACCCCATAAGTCGCTTGCCAACTGTCTCATCCAGCACCGTGTAATCAGCATTTGAGAACAAGCCAGTTCGATCTTTTGATGCAGTAGCCGTGTGAGTTTCATGGTTGATGTCGAGAACAGTAGTAAATTCATATTCAACGCCGTCTCGCTGCTCAGTCTTCATTCCCAGCTTCACAACCTTTTTGCTTCCTTCCTGTTGTGCTGTTTCCGTTTTGCTTCGCATGGTGGCGACCAAGTGGCAATTAACACGAAGAATTGCGTCAAGAAACTTGCGATGACGTGGAGTTAATGCGCTCCAGGCGGCGTGGGTATTGCCCTTGAATTTTGTTTTGGCAATGGTGTCCAGATCATCAAGGCAGCCACCAACGCCGCTCCATTCATGCGAGATTGAGTCGATGACGAGGTTGTCATAACCTGCCGCTTCCGCAGCGCAAATGGCTTCAATAAATCGCTCAGGACTGAATGGGGGATCCAATTCCAGAACATCGAAATCAAATTCATTCGAGTAGAGTGATGCGCTTCCCTTTTCGGTATCAATAACCGCTGTTTTCCCACCCATGCTTTTGCATATCATCAGCGCGCTATAAGTTTTCCCTGAACCGCTTGGCCCGGTAAGTGCCAGCCGTAGCTTGGCTTTCTTCCTCATGGCTTTTTCGAATTTCATAGCAATCTCTCTTAATTAAAATTACCGGCAAATTCATCCCAACTAATGACCGGGTTCTGCCGCTCGGCGGCCAGGTTAACTGGCTCGTCATCACCCTCGGGCTTTTCCGGTATCACGTCGCGCATAAGGCGCAGGAAAGACTCTTCATCCCACCGTTCTGCCGCCGTCATGCTGCACGCTCCTGATGAGTGATGACGTATCCCTGTTCAGCCAACCACTCGATGACTTCTGCGCCGTCGAGTTGGGGTATTACGTCACGGGTTTTAACGGTTCCGGCCAGCACAACGCCCTCCATCTCAACTTTGATGGTGTTGTGGGGGCCGACGGATGTGCGCATGTCTACGCACTCGCATGTGATATTCATGATTCACCTCAATATTTGATGTGCGCGTCCTGCACTTTGCCGCCAGCAATCGCCAGCAGTGCTTTCTGCGCGAATTCTTCGGGGATACCCTGAGCTATAAGGTCGGCGATGACGCGACGGTTGACGGTGCGGCGGTGCTCTTTGTCTGCGGCGCGGCGCGCTTCTTCTTCCGCTTTACGCTGTTCTTCGGCCAGACGGGCGGCTTCTGCCTCTTTCAGGCGGCGGCGCTCGGCGGCAACGGCTTCTTCTTTTTCACGTCGTGCACGCTCATCCGCTTCCTGCTTTTCACGTGCTGCACGCTGCTCCGTTTCGATGCGCTGACGTTCCGCCAGTTCAGCGCGGGCTTTCTCTTCGGCTTCACGGCGCGCTGCGGCCTCAATCTCCGCTTTGTGCTTCGCTTCGGCATCGCGGCGGGCCCGTTCAGCTGCTTCCCGGCGAATATTCTCCTCGCGCTCCTGGCGAGCTTTTTCTTCTGCCTCTTTACGAAGGCGCTCAAGCTCTGCTGCTTCATGCTCACGCTGCTTTGCGACGATCAGTGCAGCTTCAAGCTGTTGGATGGTGGCATCTTTAGCCGCTCCAGCTTCAGCTGCTACTTCCTGCCAACTGTCATCAAGTGCAACAGCTTTTGCTGACTTAATGCGCTGCTGAATTTCAACTGACGGCAGGTAGTTACCCACCCCATCAATCACATCAGCAATGGCCCGCAAATCAGCAAGTCTCTGCTGAAGTGCTTCCTTTCTTGCTGACTCGGCGTTTTCCCAGTCAGTGAGTGGTTTGCGCACTTCATCCTTCAGTGCGTCCAAGCGCTCACGCACAATGCGGCGGCTTTCGTCGATCTGCTTCGGCAGGGCTTTAAGCTCGGCAACCAGATCTTTACCAGCGTTGTCGATGTAGGTTTTGGAACGGGCAACCTTATGCGCCATGGATGCGATAGCGTCGCGGCCTTTACGGGTCGACACATCCGGTACCAGGCTGCGAGCTTCTTTCTCGATCGCCTCAATAATCGGGTCGAGCTGCTCTTTGGTGGTGAATACCGCCATTGCGTTCTGTTTCTCAATGACGACTAAGTCCGTTACTTCGCTCATGGTTTCTCCTGAAATTTGGATGTGCAGATCCCGCCCGCGTAATGCCAGGCCGATCGGTTGAATAGGGTGGTTAGTGCTGGATAGGGTTGCCGTGACCGTCCAGAAGGACGTCAATCACGCAGTCACTGAGGCGGATGATTTCTGCATCGGTGTGCAGGTAAACCCATTTGCGCTCCTGAATGACTGCTGAGACGCGATAGGTCCGGCCTTCATGCATTGCCATCATCCCAGGCGTGACGCACTGGCGAATGAGCGGGGTGGTGCCGTAATGGTTGATCATACCTTCACCTCAACCTGTTCCAGGAGGCCAGCGATATGCATCTGCCAGCGGTTCAGCACCAGCTTTTCACGCGGTGACGATACCGACGTCAGCTGCCACTCGTTATCGTTGAGCTTTTTGGCGGTGTACTGCTTGCCGTTGTGGGTGACTGTCATGATGCCTCCCGCTTTTCTTTGATGTCGGCGCGGAGGTGAATCTCTTTCCCATCAGCTGTCGGGAATATCAGGATGTCATCACGAACCGCGAGAAGATGGGCCACTGCAAATAGCGCCTCGTCTGTGACATCAAATTTCTCACCGGTGAACTCGCGAACGCCGGGCGCCAATTTGCTCGGCTTTGAACGACCCGCGAAAATTCGCTTCGTCAGGCCTGTAAAACCTACTGTGATTGGGTTGCTCATAAATCCTCTTGGCCTTATCGCGGCGAACGGAACGGTTAATACAAGACTTCAACGCATTTATTCAGTGTTTCAATTGGCGGTGGATGGCCGCCAGTTGTCATAACTAAGCCGCCTCGGTGAAGCGACTGAGGTATGAGGCAATAAAAGACCCGCCGGAGCGGGTCTATTTAAAATTGCTGGCTCGCATTGCTCTGAAGTCGTCATAGGTGAGGGCTTCTATATCCATTACTTGATTCTTCAGATGCATGAGAGCCTCTTCCTTTGCTCTATTGAAAGCAGTCTCTTGCTTTCCAAGAGATGACTCCTCAGGTCTTGGGAGGTAGTAGCCATCTATCTTTATTGCTGCATTAGCTTTTTTGAACCTGTCCATCGCCTTACCCTCTGTCGTTACCCGCTGATGCGGGAGAAATGTTTTGGTCGGTGTGGTGTTTCGCACCTTGCTGGCCTATGCGAATGTCTATCCAGCCGCTTCCAGGTCGTTCCGAAGAACACACCACACCCCAAAACATTCCATTGTGTGCCCCGGCACAAACCGGGGCTGAATGTTGGTTTTCAGTCGTCACTGTTACCTGTTACATAACTCCTCCGATACGGTGCGCCGCGTCGAAAAGGGTGGCAGCGGCTAGCCATTTAAACGTGATGCCCAATCGGGCGGGAAGATTCTGTGATTCAGCCCAGCCCACTCAACTTCGAATGGACTGGAATAAATCTCTTTGCGCTTCGCACCTCTCATCCCGCCAGTGTTGCCCGTTCCCACGCCTTTATCGCTCTCGCGAGGGGGTAGCCTCACACCGACCGGATCGAGCCCGGTGCTACGCCGAATTTGTACGTTGGGGTCTAAACAGGATTACCGAGTGCTGTTCCGACTTTGCATGTTGTTAAAAAGCAGGCGACTTGCTGTCCGCCGCTGGCTAACTTCGCTCAGCTGTCGATGTTTCGTTTCGATGGGTTAACAATACTAGCGGTATTAATATATAGCAATACCGCCAGTATTAATAAATCTTTGATTAATACTAAGAGTATGAATTTGATGTGATTTTATTTTTGTAAATACCAGTGCTACGCTTAAAAAAACAGCAGGAGGGATGTGCATGGTTCTGGATGAAGAGCGTATAAGCATGAAAATTCAGGCGATGGGGCGGGCGGTGATGGAATTGTCACTGGCTGATTTACCCATGACCCAGCAAAACATCATCGACAAGCTGGAGCAGTACCGGAAGGAAACGGGAAACGTGACAGGGAAGGGAGTGAACAGGGATGCGGCGGAGATAGTCAGGAAAGGGCAATAAAAACCCGGTGCTGTGGCCGGGTCAAGTGTGGTGATATTTTCAATGCCTATTGGGTAGTGCTGGTTTTTTTATAGACTCCAATAGCTCTGAAGCATTATTAAGCTTCTTATTACCAAGATAGTTAGGCAATTTTTCCATTGCATAATTATCGTGGAGCCATTTTCTAAATATACCTAACGCCTCGATAGGGTATATCCAGGCGGTTATATACTTATTAGCGGCTGATTGCCTGTAGTTATCAGGGTACAAGTGTGGATGTTGCACTCTTTCCCCAAATTGCTCAGAGAGTCGATTGGCTGACCAATACTTACCCCAGTGGCTTCCAACGCTTCCATCCAAGGAAGTCGTATCATCCATAGGGAATCCCCCACCAATCAAATTCATTGCGATATCAGCTATTTCTCTGAAAACAGCAAAGTGAGTTGTAGGTATCTGATCATTCAACTTAATTCTTGCCCGATAGTTTTCGAACGAGACATCGATAGAGGCGTTTGGATTATAGTTTGATTTCTCATAGATCATTCGCTTAAGCGTGTATTCAGCTAGGCGAACAAAGTTACCTATTGCTACCGATCTGTCGAAGTTTGTCGCATCGAGGGCATAGTAGCGAAGAACAGCCATGCAGACATAATCCGGGTAGGCATGAGTCTCCACGTTTGAACTGTTCATCACCCTTGTATATAGGCGGTCTAAATTATGGAATCCCTTCTCAGCCAAGTATGATGCTACTTTCTGTCCTCTGGGTTTATTTTTTTCTGTTTCCCAGTTGGATGTGAAAACCCTCAATGGCGTGTCATCAATGCCACAAAGCTTAGCTAGGCCGTAAAGGGTTAAGTATGGCGTTCCATCATTAAGAACCCCCATAGGTATATCATCAGATACAACCTCGACTACAGGGAATAACTGCATTTGGTGTAGGGATCCGCTACCATCAAAATTCGCCATATCTTATTGATTTCCTTTTATTTCTATTAGGAATCGGCCGATAAAGAAAACTACGATCTAACCATTCAGACCAGCCGCAGCTTCGTCTCTACAGCAACACCGATAATTCGACAGTTACCATTCACCGCTACCAATGGCCACTGTGGATTTAAACCCTTCAGGTACTTCTGCGCACCGTCGATCACTAACTTCTTAAATGTTGCCTCGTTCGAATCGGATAGCTTTGCTATTACCAGACTGCCGTTGATTGCCTCGCGCCCAGTATCGAAGAGGACAAAGGTTCCTTCTGGGATGCTAAGACCCGCCGGTGCTGTCATTGAGTCACCATCTACCTGTAGCCAGAATCCCTCACCTTGAATGTGAGCATCTGATTCAAGCCAAAGGTCTATATCCTTTAGGGTGTACGGCTCAACCGCTTCACACCAGGCGCCCGCCTGAACTTTGCTAATCACCGGATATTTTGAGCCAGGTGAATAATGCCCTGCGAAAGAAGTATTTTCCGACGCCACCGAGCTCATATCAGAGATATCCTTCGCAAGTGACGGGCTGAAATCAGAGACACTAATCCCAAGAAGCCTCGCAAAGACCGATGCTACCGCTGTATTTAAAGCGTTCCTTCCATTGAGATAATGGCCAACGGCACCCTGGGATATGTCCAGCGCGTCCGCAATGGATTGCTGAGTAATACCCAGTTCTTTTTTCTTCGCTTCGTAAAGGGCTTTTAAACGCTTTGAATCAGCCACTTGAGCGGGGGTGAGGATCTTTTTCTTTTCCATTTTCAGATATTAATACCAAAACTCATATTTTAAAAATACCGCAGGTATTGCTTTGTGTAATACTTCTGGTATTATTTGTTTATGCACTCAAAGGAGCAACCATATGAAGATTTCTTTAGCTGAATTTGTTGGCGAAGTCGGGCAGGCCAAAGCAGCTGACGCTATCGGTGTACATCAGACGGCAATCAGCAAGGCAATTAGGGTTGGGCGTCAGATTTTTATCAACAGACTGCCAGACGGGAAAATTAAGGCTGAAGAGATTAAGCCTTTCCCGCACAGCAAAGCCCCGTAAGCACCGCGCTCTTTAACAATCTGTAACCCTATTAAACCGGCTGAGTAATCAGCCAATCATTAACTATTCAACGAAAAGGAAAGCAATGCATTCACTTGCGTATCAACACAATACCGGAATACACCCCGGAGCGATGATAAACCGCGCTCAAGCTAAAGCGGCGCCAGACCACGAAAAGATCCGCGATGCGGTCCGGGCATGGTCGTCGTCGCTGGAAAACCAGGACGTGGTTTCGGCGCTGATCATCAACGAATACCGGGAGCAGGGCGGGACCGCCATCAGCTTCCCGGAAGACATCAGCCGGGCGCGCCAGAAGCTGTTCCGCTTTCTGGATAACCGTTTCGACTCTGAGCAGTACCGCGAGAACGTTCGCCAGTTGACGCCCGCAATCATGGCCGTGCTGCCGCTGGAATTTCGCAACCGCCTGGCGCCACAGAACGACACGATGTCGCTGATCGCCTCTGCGATGAAAGAGTGTGCCGAAGCTAAGCAGGCCGTGCTGCTGGACGCTCCAGAGCATCAGAAGCTGAAAGAGGTAAGCGAGGGTATAGCGTCGCTGTTCCGCCTCATGCCGGAGCAGGTAGGGCCGCTGATGGCGATGGTCACGTCGATGTTGGGGGTTATGTGATGGGAAGTATCAAAAACGGCGAAAGCCAGTCTGCGTCAACAGAACTGGCCTTCAGATGCAAATCGTGTGCACTCATTGCAGGAGGAATAATGGCAAAAAATCCACGCTATTACCATACCGCTGTACATAAAAACATAACCCGCGACCGCTTCATCCGCTCGGTTAACCCAATTGTGGCAGAGAAGATGCGCGCCATCTTGGAAGAACTGAAACGTAAGGAGAGTGGCCGTGGGTAACGTATCCAATTTAGCCGAAGCCAGAGAGGCCAGAAGGCTCCAGAAACCGCGCACGAATGACGGTAAGGGGTTTGCCTTGCTGCACCGTAAAATTATGGATGTGCCGTTCTATAAGGACGCTGAGGCGGCTCATTTATGGGTTCACCTGCTCCTGCGTGCTAATCACGAACAGACAATGGTTTCGACTGATGTTGGCGATGTGATTTGCGAGCGCGGAGAGTTCATCACCGGGCGAAACACACTGGCAATGGAAACGGGTTTGACCGCTGACCGCGTTAAATCACTGCTCCGTAAATTCCATAACCTGGGCATGATCACCACCAAATCGAACAACCGTTTTACTGTTCTAAAAGTGGTCAAATATGACGAATATCAGTCAAATTTTTGTCCAGCCGATGTCCAGCCGGTGTCCAGCGCAAACGCAGTTATATCAATGCCTGTGGAGGTGGAGTGTCCAGCCGATGTCCAGCCAGTGTCCACAGATAACAATATATTAAATAACTTACTACCTAACGGTAGTAAGTATGTCGCAAATGACCAGAAACCCGCTGAAGAGAAAAAGTCCCGTTTGTCATGCGATGAAGTATGGCAATGCCTGAAAGACGAACTGCCTGAAGCTCGGGGATGGAGATGCCTCACTGATGAGCGACGCAATCTGATCCGCACTTTCTGGGGTAAGGCTAACAAGATTGCCCGCAACCTGGACGGCAAGCCGATGGATATGGACGGTTTCAGAAGCTATCTGCGCTACATCGCTCAGAACTGCCGCTGGATGCTTGAAGACCGACCAGACCAGAAATCCGGGAAGACCTGGCGCCGCATGAAATTCGATAAGTTCCTGACCGAAAAGCTCTACATCGAAGTGCGCGAGGGGGATCGTGATGACCGCTGAATTCATGGCTGTACCACAAAACATCGAAGCAGAGCAGAGCGTTATCGGTGGCCTGCTGCTGGATGATGACAACAGCGAGCGAGTCCAGAAGGTTCTGGCGATGCTCAAGCCTGAGTCGTTTTACAGTCGACCTCACCAGCTGATCTTTGCCGAGATGCGCCAGATGTTCCGCGACAACAAGCCAGTCGATGGCCTGACATTGTTCGACGCGCTTGAAGGCAAAGGGCTCGCGGAGCAGGTAGGTGGCTTTGCTTACCTGGCGGAGATCGCCAAGAACACTCCCAGCGCTGCAAACATCGTGGCATACGCTGCGTCAGTCCGGGAAGCCGCAATGGAGCGCTACGGTATCAGCCGCCTGACCGAAGCTACTGAGCTGCTGTATTCCCGCAATGGCATGAGCGCCACGCAGAAGTACGAGGCCATTCAGGGTATTTTCACCCAGCTAGCAGACCATTCAAAAACCGGTAGTCGCCGTGGGTTGCGGTCGTTCGGCGAGGTTATGGATGACTGGGTAGCAGATCTGGAGAAACGTTTTGACCCTTCAGGCGAACAGCGTGGCATGAGCACCGGCATCCCGTCACTCGACCGGCTGCTGGCGCCGAAAGGTCTGGTTAAAGGCTCTCTGTTCGTGATTGGCGCAAGGCCAAAGATGGGCAAGACAACCCTGTACGGTCAGATGGCGATCAACTGCGCGGTTCGTGAGAAAAAGCCAGCGCTGATGTTCAGCCTCGAAATGCCGGGCGACCAGATACTCGAAAAACTGGTTGGTCAGAAGTCTGGAGTTAACCCGAGCATTTTTTACATGCCAGCCACGGATGACGCCGATGACCAGTACCAGGGCGATTACGACGGCGACTTTAAGAAGGCGATCGCCACCGCCGGGCGATTGAGTGAAATCGACATGCTGTACATCGACGATACTCCTGGCCTGTCACTGGCGCACATCGTTAGCGAAAGCCGCCGAATCAAGCGCGAGAAGGGCTGCGTAGGAATGATTCTGGTTGACTACCTGACTCTAATGACCGCCGAAAAAGCCGACCGTAATGACCTGGCCTACGGGATGATCACCAAAGGTCTGAAGAATCTCGCCAAAGAGCTTGGCTGCGTCGTCGTGCTGCTGACCCAGCTCAACCGCGAACTGGAGAAGCGAGTGAATAAACGCCCGTTACCGAGCGATTCCCGCGACACAGGACAGATTGAGCAGGACTGCGACTACTGGGTTGGCATCCACCGGGAAGGTGCTTTCGATGACAGCGTTCCGCCGGGAGAAACCGAGTTAATCCTGCGACTCAACCGCCACGGCAGTACCGGTACGGTTTATTGCAATCAGATCAACGGTGCAATTTACGACACAGACCAGCAGGCCGCAGCCGCAGAACGCCGCGGGCGCGAGCAGCAGCCGAAAAAGAAAGGGGGGTTCTGATGACCATAACAATTCGTGGGCAGATTCTTGCAGCCCTGCGTAATAACCCGGGCCTGAACAGTGGGCGTATTGCCACCATGATCGGCATGACCACCAAAAAGATTTCCGGCCCGTTAAGCACGTTGTTTGCAGACGGCCTGATCGAGTTCGAAGGTAAGCATGGCCAGCGGCTGTATCGGCTGACCAGCTACGGCATGAAATACGCACCGGAAACCATACCGGCCATGCCGAAGGGTAATTCGAAGCTGGTGCAGCGCACAGAGACAAACGTGATCTGCCAGGAATGCCGCAACAGCGCGGCGATGAGAAGGGTATTGATGGTTTGGGGGAGGGTAGTGGTATGAAATTATTTGAGATGGAAGTTTTTCTGCGTGGCAAGTGCTTGCCAGGTGGCATGAAGGTCAACGAAACGAACGCCGAATACCTGATGCGTAAATTTGCTGAAGCGGAGGCCAGGTGCGTGGCGCTGGCTGCGGAGAATGCGGGGCTGAAGGAGCTAATCAAACAGCACGCTAATAGTGTTGCCGTGTGTCCGAATTGCTCTCATGAAGAGCCGAGCGAAACTGACGATATCGTTGCGCTTTATCGTTCTATGGAAACCCCGGCCACCGACGCTTTCCTGGCTGAAGTGCGGGCTCAGGGTGTGACCGAGTACGCCAGTAAGCGCGGGTTCTCATTCCAGCACGGTTGTATCCATGCCCACTTCGGCAATGGTGATGTGATGGTTGGCGCGGTGACATTCGAAAACGGTGATGCTGGAATTAATTTTGCTCCGGTTCGCGAGAAAACTGGCGGTGTGGGTACGAGCTACGAATGGACAAAAGGGAAGACGGCGGATCAGGTTGATTCCGTATTTATTATCGCCAGCAGTAATGCTGAAGGCCTTGAAGTTATCCGCGACAAGTTAAATGAATCCATCGAAGAGCTTCGCAAAGGAGTGCAGTCATGAGCAACATCGACAAACGCGCATTACGTGAAGCTGCTGAGAAGGCTGGTAGCGATAAGTGGCAAGCCAAGAAAATAAATGGCGACTTCTACGTCATTCGCAATGGTAGTTATGAAAAGCAGCATGGCTTCACATCGTATCAACCAATAGCGGAAATTGAACACAAACCAGTCAGGGATTTTGTTGCCGCGGCCAACCCCGCCACTGTGCTGGCGCTGCTGAATGAGCTGGAAGCCAAAGACGCGAAAATAGCCAATCTAACCGCCGAACGCGATGCTCTTCGTGAAGGCGAGATGGGCGACGCGAAGCACAGTAATACCCGTGCTGCGGCCGATATCTATTTCCAGTTGGTCGAGGAGTGCGAAATACCTGCTGGCGGATCACTGGTTGAGTATGTAAGCGAACTGCGTGAACGTGCCGCAGCCGGTAAAGGAGAGTGAGCATGGCACTGACGAAAAAACAGCGCGCAGAGCTGCGCATGAAGTTCGGTGGTCGCTGTGCTTATTGTGGCTGCGAACTTCCCGAAAAGGGCTGGCATGCTGACCACGTTGAGGCGGTACTGCGAAAATCTGAGCAGTGTATGAAGGCTGCTGCGAAAGGCATCTTCAAACTGAAGGCGACGGGTGAATACTACAGGCCAGAGGCTGAAAGACTGGAAAACCTATTCCCGGCATGTGCGCCCTGCAACTTACTGAAAACGTCCTACTCGCTGGAAATGTTCAGAAAGCAGGTATCTCTTCAGGTCGAGCGAGGGCGCAAGAGCAGCATGAACTTCCGAACGGCAGAGCGTTTCGGCCTTATCGAGACAGTGGAGAAGCCAGTGGTGTTCTGGTTCGAACAGTATCAGGAAGGAGCAGCATCATGATTACCCTTACCAAAGAATGGCTCCTGAAAACAATCGCGGAGCTTGAAGAAGAGCGCGATGCTGTGCCCGCAGTTGTAAACGAAGATGCTGCGATGGCGCTGGCGGCGATGAAGTTAGCGCTGGCATCGCTTGAAGCTAAAGATAAGATTCCGGAACTGCGTCAGGTTATTTATCATTTCCGCGATTGGAATGAAGGTTTTCCGATTGAGCGGTTCAAGGCCGACTACGTAATTAGTTGGATGTTGGCAAATTATCCTCCAGCTCAGCCAACGGCGGTATCTGTGCCTGATGGGTACAGGTTGCAGCCAATTTCTGAATATGACGCAATGTGCGCCGCCATGCTTCAGGGTGCCGGTCGACCACAAAACGAACCGCAAAATATTCCGGAAAATATTCCAGCCACGCAGTTTAAGCCGGTAGCAGACCTGTACGGCTTAACCTCACCAACTGGCGGTGAAACATCGTTCACTTTCGACGCTGTTGAAGCTCGCGATTTTATTGATGGCGGGTGGTCATGTCAGGAGTACGTGGAGCTTGGACGCTTTCAGGAAGCCATGCTTCAGAATGGTAACTCTCCAGCGCAATCCGATTGCTGTCCGGCGCAAAACTGTATCGCTCCGGCGCTAGGCGGCAACTCTCCGGTGATTGCGGACGGTTGGGTGGCTTGCAGTGAGCGGATGCCTGAATTCGGCACAGAGATATTCTATTTCTGCCAGGATGATGGCCTGAGAGATTGCGGGATTGTTAGTTCATCAAATTTCAGCGGCAAAGGCGACGCAGAACTCTACGTTCATGCTGAAGGCTATGACCTGCGTTTCGGCGTAGACATATCCCACTGGATGCCCCTGCCAGCGTCACCGCAGCAGAAGTGAGGTATAATCCCCTCAAATAACCGAGGGGGTTTTATGTCTAACGAAGAAATGACTCCAGCAGAAAAATATAAAGCTTCAATGAAAAGACATAAAAAGTTCTGGAGGAAATCACAAATTGCAAATGCGAAACGCTTTGATGCTGGAGAGGTTGAATCTGTTGATGGTTTTAGATCTCCTTATGAGACCAGAAAGAAGAGAGGGAGGACTGCTGACTAATGTCTGACTGGAATATTGCTGCAAAGCCGCAGGAAGAGCGCGACAAGGTTAACGTTGACCTGGCTGCCTCCGGAGTCGCGTACAAAGAACGTCTGAATATGCCGGTTATCGCTGAGGTGGTGATGCGTGAGCAGCCTGAGCATTTACGCGATTACTTCCTTGAGCGCCTGAAGTTTTATCGAGAGAAGTCGATAACTTTGCCTAAAGGTAGCGATCCGGTTTACCTGAAACAGGAGGATGGGAAGTGAGAAATGTCGTTGCTTTTGTTCGAGGTTTTCCCGAGCACAAAATGGACGGATTGTTAACAACGGGGCTGAGATCGACGAGACACCCCCCTGTAGGAAATGATCAACTAGTTATCCTACACAGCCAGTTAAGCAAGTCATTTTTTAGTGATAAAGCTTACATGCAGGTTTTTGACTTTAGCTTGGATGGTGCAGATTTCACCGATTTTTATCTGTTGGCATCTGATGAACAAGGCTACATTTTCCAATCTAATCCTTAATTGATTTCCAGCAATCAAGCAGCCATAATCATGTCATCGGAGCCTGAACAACTCCGGTGACTTCTGCGCATTTAAGGGGACTTAAATGCGACCACAATCTGAACTCCTCACCTTTTCACAGATGCAGAAATGCACCTGCGATTCTCTGCATTCTGCGGTTTCCGTTAAGGAGGCCGTATGACTCTGCCAGTAGACGGCATCAAACTCCATCGCGGCAACTTCGCGGCCATTGGCCAGCAGATTCAGCCATTGCTGGATGCCGGGCAATGCTTCCGCCTGCAAGTCAAACCGTGGCGCGAGAAGCGCAGCCTGTCGCAGAACGCGCTCAGCCACATGTGGTACACGGAAATTAGCGAGTACCTCATCGCCCGCGGCAAGACCTTCGCTACGCCTGAGTGGGTCAAAGACGCGATGAAGCACACCTATCTCGGCTATGAGAGTAAAGACCGGGTAGACGTCGTGTCCGGAGAGGTGACCACAGTTCAATCTCTCCGCCATACCGCCGATCTGGAAACCGGCGAGATGTACATCTTCCTGTGCAAAGTCGAAGCCTGGGCGATGAACATCGGCTGTCACCTGACCATCCCGCAGAGCTGCGAGTACCAGCAGCTGCGCGACAAGCAGGAGGCATGATGTCTACTCCACTTTCTCGCGTCATCACCAACGAAATCTTCCGCGTTCCGGCGCGCCGCAAGCGTAAGCCCGCGGTTAAGCCGTCCGACATCCCGACCTTGAAAGGCTACACCGCCCGTCTGGTGGATCAGAAATGGCTGCGTCTCGCGGCGAGGAGGGCGCATGGCTAATTTATGCAAAGCGGCACGCGGCCGCGAATGTCAGGTGCGGATCCCCGGCGTATGCAACGGCAATCCTGAAACCTCAGTACTGGCTCACATACGTCTTGCTGGTCTATGCGGGACCGGAATTAAGCCGCCTGACCTGATCGCCACCATCGCATGCAGCAGTTGCCACGACGAGATTGATCGCCGCACCCGTCTGGTCGATGCGGAATATGCAAAGGAGTGCGCGCTGGAGGGCATGGCCCGCACACAGGTTATCTGGCTGAAAGAGGGGCTCGTAAAAGCATGAATGAATATCGCATCAGCCTCCCGTGGCCGCCGAGCAACAACCGCTACTACCGGCATAACCGCGGGCGCACGCACATCAGCACAGAGGGGCAGGCGTACCGCGACAGTGTCGCCAGAATCATCAAAGACTCAATGCTGGATATCGGCCTGGCTACACCCGTGAAAATACGCATTGAGTGCCATATGCCGGATCGCCGCCGCCGCGACCTGGACAATCTGCAAAAGGCCGCGTTCGACGCCCTGACGAAATCCGGGTTCTGGATCGATGACCAGCAGGTCGACTACTACAGCGTGAAGAGGATGCCAATCGTCAAAGGCGGCAGGCTTGAACTGACCATCACCGAACTGGAGGCCGAATGAACCACACAGACTTCCTGCGGTATCAGGCCGAAAGCGTTAAGCGCGCCAGCATGCCGCCAGTAGCAAAGCACAGCCAGAACAAAACCAACCAGCCACATAAGGAAGCCGCATGAACAGTCAGCAACTGGAATACGTACGTCAGCAGCTCATTGTGGCGACCGCAGATCTGAGCGGGGCGACGAAAGGGCAACTGGTAGCTTTCGCCGAGAATGCACAGTTCACCGCGACGGCTCGCAGTCGGGGGCGGAAGAAAATAACCGACCCGGTCACCGGCCGGAAGGTTAACCCCGACGGCCCGGTGATGAGTGGCAGCCAGTCCCGCGCCAAAGGCTCATCCATCGCGCTGGTTGGGCCGGTGGAGTTCGTGACCGCATCCTGGCGCCGCGCCGTGCTGTCTCTGGAAGACCATCAGAAAGCGTGGCTGCTTTGGAACTACAGCGAGAATATCCGCTTCGAGCACCAGGTGGCGATTACCCAGTGGGCATGGGCTGAGTTCCGGGAGCAGCTCGGCGCGAAGAAGGTGGCGGGCAAGACGATGGAGCGCCTGAAGAAGCTTATCTGGCTGGCGGCGCAGGATGTCAAAGCGGAGTTGGCAGGACGTGAGACTTACGAATATCAGGCACTGGCGGAGCTGGCGGGCGTGGCGAAATCCACCTGGACAGAAACGTATTTGCCTCACTGGCTGGCTATGCGTAACAGCTTTAACCGACTCGATAGCGGCGCGCTTATCTCAGTAACGCGATCGCGTTCACAACAAAAGGCGACAAATTCGCACTCAACTCTTGCAAAACCGAACTGAAACGCATACATTTCATGTAAATCTGATATCGTCGCCATAGCTTTGATTGTCGACACAAAGAATTCAAGCCCGAGGTTAACGCCTTGGGCTTTTTCGTATCTGCACAACAGGAAAGAGCATTCTCCCGTATGGGGCTTGGCTTAAATGCACCGAGTGCTCTGTCCGTTGTGGTGATGACTGTAGATCGCATGCAGATGTTGCTTAGTAAAAACACTGCACTGTTTGCACGTCGTTTTGCTTAGTCGGAGATCATCACCGGCCACCACAACCCAAACCCACTACCTGGGCCACTTCGGCCATAGAGCCGACATTGCCTTACCCTCACATTGCCAGCCTGTCGCTGGCTTTTTTATTTTCAGGCTCCGGGAACCATCATCGACACGCCTACTTGTTAAATCGTCCCGAGGGCCTGAACCAACTACACACGGAATAAATATGTCTGAGACCTTCACTATCGTAGGCGTTGGTCTTACATCGTCATCAGTCGGTGTAACCTTTGCCACGCTGTTTCCGGAGGCGACTCCAGCAGTGATGCTCGGATCACTCGCCGGAACTGCGCTATACGTTCTGACCTCAGATCCCCATCAACTCTGGAAGCAGGCTATCTTTGCGCTGATATCGTTTATCAGTGGCGTGTTCTTCTCCGTGCCCATGGCGAAAATCATGGCCGGAATCATCAACACGCCGTTAAGCCTGATGAAGCCACCGGCCAGCATTGAGGTTTCGCCAGCTGTCGGTGCAATTGTCACTGCTTCCATTTCCGTGGCAGTTCTGCTGCGTATTCTCCGCAAATCCAAAAGCGGGAAGATGCCAGGGCTGGGGGAGGAAGATAAATGACATGGCAGCTTCTTCTGATGGATGCAAACGCCATAGTTTGCCTGTTAATCATGGTCAGGCTGATGTTTTTCCGGAAAGAGGGAAAGCGTCATCGCCTGAGTGTCGCGGTGCTGGCCTATCTGGTCATTCTTGCCGCCGGATTCAACGCCTTCAACATTCTGCTCGGCCACTACGTTCAGGTTAACCTCGGCGATCTGCTGCTTAACTCCGTCATCTGCATGGCGGTGTGGCTGGCACGCGGGAACCTGGCGAAGGTCGTCATTACGGAATAGCCATGACCAAAGACGATATCTTTAACACCATCCTCGGCAAAGAGGGCGGTTATGTTGATCACCCGAATGATAAGGGCGGACCAACGAACTGGGGAATTACTCAGGCAACTGCCCGCGCGCATGGTTATACCGGTGATATGCGAAACCTTACACGTGAGCAGGCTCTGGCGATCCTTGAGTCTGATTACTGGTATGGCCCGCGCTTTGACCAGGTGGCAGAAGTATCCCCTTCTATTGCCGCCGAACTTTGCGATACCGGTGTGAACATGGGGCCATCGGTGCAGGTTAAATGGTTCCAGCGCTGGCTGAACGTTTTCAATAACCAGCAGCATTTCTATCCGGATCTGATCGCCGACGGGCAAATCGGCCCACGTAGCATCAGCGCGCTAAAGTCCTTCCTGGAGAAACGAGGCGGCGAAGGGGAAATCGTATTGCTTCGCGCACTGAACTGTAGCCAAGGTCAGCGTTATCTTGAGCTGGCAGAACAGCGGCCGGCTAACGAGTCATTCGTTTATGGCTGGATGCGCGAGCGGGTGAGCCTATGACGACACTTAAATCTGTACTGGCGGCAATCGGAGTTGCGCTCCTGATGGTGCTTGGTGCGTTTGGTGTGGGCCGTTTGCGCGGGCGCGAACAGGCTGAAGAAAAAGCAGACCGGCAGCGCACAGAAGAAAAGGCCGCAGCCATTGAGTCAGTAGCCGAACGCCGTGTAGAAGCAACGAAAGAGGCCAGCAATGTACAGCAGAATGTTAACCGCATGCCTGATGACGATGTTGATCGCGAGCTGCGTGACACGTGGAAGCGTCCCGGTGGTGGTTGATACAGCCTGTGACTGGGTAAAACCAATCTACCTTACTGATCACGACATTGATGTTCTTGACCGCCAGACGAAGCGCGACATCCTGGCGCATAACAAAGCGTGGCAGGCGAACTGCCAGAAAACAAAAGAATCGGGGGCGAAATGATGAAAACCAACCAGTGCAGTGAAGGTTTCGACAACCCATCCAAGTTCCGCGAGGAGTGGGATAAGCAGACCCAAGGGAAATAGCGCAATGGGGACTTTAATCAAAGGCTGGAAGGTGATGCTTCTGACCAAGGATGGGCATGAGTCTGGAAAGGCACCTGAGGAAGTCGGCTGGCAAAGCACCAATGAGCCAGACATTCGTGATGGGGTGCTGATTATTAAAAATGGCCTGGACACCCACGGCGTTCCCCTCAGCATCATTCACGGCTTCAGCATCGAAGCTGTAAAGGCTGAATGAAATTACAGAAGCTCTTCACTGAGGGGCTTCGATAATGATCTGTGTAACCCCGCAAGGATGGTGATCACATCTTGCTGACGGGTAGCCGTAAGTGGCTAAGCACTTCTGAGAAGCAGGGCAACAGCTGCGACAAGGCAAAGAGGTAATCATGTCCGACATCTACCAAATCACGCTAACCACCCAAACAGGCGAAACCTTCACGGGCAAGATGTCACGACGTCAGCCTGAGCTGGTTAACGGCTTTGTGCCGCTGGCGACCGAGACGGGGCAGTGGCTGTACTTCGCTCCTGCCGATGTGAAGCGCGTCGAGTTCACGCCTGTACCGGTAGAGGAATCACCGGCAGAAACTGAGGATCCAGCATCATGACGAGCGCATTTATCCCTTTCACCCTGAGTCTGGATGTTTCAGCGGCGGGCGAAGAGGCTCAGGCTGTAGCCAGCGAGCTACTGCGCCGCACTATTGGATTTAGCCCGCACATCTCTGAAGATGAGGCGCTTCGGATCCTGCTGGTCGACATGACCCGTGATTACCTGAAGGCCAAGAGTCAGGCAGAGCAAACAACGGAGTAACCAATGAGCAAACCGGACTGGGAGGCCATCGAGACGGCGTACCGGGCCGGAGTGATGTCCCTCCGAGAAATAGCGTCACAGCACGGTATCAGCGAAGGCGCTATCCGTAAGCGTGCCAAGCGTGACGACTGGTCGCGTGACCTCAATGCGAAGATTCAGCAAAAGGCTGACGATCTGGTACGCAAACAGGAGGTACGCAAACAGGTACGCAACGAAAGCACTTTGACCGAGCGCGTACTGATAGAGGCGACTGCCGAGGTGATTGCCACGGTACGCATGGAGCACCGGGGAGACATCCGCCGGGCTCGTGAACTGACAAACATGCTATTCGATGAGTTGGCTGGGGAGTGTGGCGATGTGGCGGCGCTTGAGATGCTCGGCGAACTGATGCGCCGTGAGGATGACAAAGGCCAGGATAAGCTCAACGATCTGTACCACAAAATTATCAGCCTGCCTTCCCGCGTTAAATCCATGAAAGACCTGAGCGACAGCCTGAAGACGCTGATCGGCCTCGAGCGTGAGGCTTACAGCATCGAGAATAAGGCTGAAACGAAAGAGGTCACCCATAACGTCATGCTGGTGCCAACCAGTGACAACGTGGATGACTGGGAAGCGGCAGCGCAGAAACAACAGGACGGGGTGCTCGGTGGATGAATTACAAAGCTGTATGGAAGCCACTGCCTGGATCGCAGTCTCTGGCGCTGAGTTGCCCATGTAACGAAATTCTATTCGAAGGTACTCGCGGCCCGGGTAAAACCGCTGCGCAGTTAGCGAGGTTCAGGCGTAATGTCGGAGTGGGATATGGCTCGTTCTGGCGCGGAGTCATTTTCGACACCGAATATAAGAACCTTGCCGACATCATCACTCAGTCGAAGCGCATGTTTCGCCTGTTCAACGACGGTGCTCGATACCTGTCATCTGCGAGTGAATTGCGCTGGGTGTGGCCGACAGGCGAGGAGCTTCTCTTTCGCTTCGGCAAAGAGGCTGACGACTACTGGGATTTCCATGGGCAGGAATTCCCCTTCATTGGCTTTAACGAGCTGACGAAACAGCAGTCTCCAGAGTTCTACGAAATGATGTTCTCCTGCCGCCGCTCGTCGTTCAGGCCGGAAAACTACCCGCTGGAGAATGGCAAGTTATTGAGGCCAATCCCGCTGGAGACGTTCAGTACGACCAACCCGTTTGGCATCGGCCACACCTGGGTGAAGAAGCGTTTCATTGAGCCGGCGCCGCGTGGAACCGTGCAGCGTGACAGGCAAATGGTATTCAACCCCCAGACTGAGCGAGAAGAGGAAATCACGCTGACCCGCGTGGCCATCCACGGATCGTTCAAAGAGAACCCGTACCTCGACCCGCAGTACATCGCGACCCTGATGGCCATCAAAGACCCCAACCGGCGTAAAGCGTGGGTTGATGGCTCATGGGATGTGACCAGCGGCGGGCGCTTTGACCACCTGTGGAATGAGTCCCTGCACGTCATTAAACCGTTCCGCATACCGGATAGCTGGACCGTTGACCGCTCTCATGACTGGGGCGAGTCGAAGCCGTTCTCTAACCTATGGTGGGCACAGGCTGATGGCACTGCCGCCGAGCTGCCAGATGGTCGCCAGTTCTGCCCGCCTGCCGGGTCTCTGATCCTGATTGGCGAGTGGTATGGCTGCCCGCCTGACGAGATGAACAAAGGCCTGAATATGTCGTCTACCAACGTCGCTAAGGGCGTGGCGTGGATTGATAAGCGGCTGACAGGCGATGATGTCGACGAGCCTGAAGAAGTACAGGGCAAGGGTCAGATGCACATCTTGCCGGGAATATGCAGCAGCGTTATTCCGGGGCCGGCTGACGGCGCAATCTTCAATACTGGCGATAACGAGCTATCAATCGCACAGAAAATGGAAGCGCAGGGCGTTACCTGGCTGCCAGCCGATAAGAAGCCCGGATCACGCATCAATGGTGCATCGCTCTTTGCCGACATGCTTGAAGCAGTGGTCGAGGGTAAGAAAACTGAATCAGGCATGCCGGATAAGCCAGCATTTTACGTCATGGAGCATTGCAGAGGCTGGATCAGCCGCATACCAGTGCTTGTACGCGACGATAAAAAGCCTGATGACGTGGACACCACCCAGGAAGATCACGACTACGACGCTACGCGATACCGCGTGCTGCATTCGCCGAAGCAGGTCGGCGCAGTATTCTTCTAAGGAGCTCATCAGTGAGTGAACAACAAAGCGAGGTTTCATTCCTCGTTAATGCCCTTGCTGATGCTATCGGGCGGCAGCGCATGCTGTACGCAGGCCAGCCGGGAAATACCAAACGCACGAAGTTGTGGGATGAGTTTGGCTATCCAAACAGTCTCGAGTTCGACCGCTACTACCGGGCCTACGAGCGCAACGCGGTGGCGTTTGCCGCAGTCCATAAGCTTCTCGATTCGTGCTGGGTTGATAACCCGACGATCATCGACGGCGACGGCGGAAAGGAGTCAACCGAGACAACGGACTGGGAAAAGTCAGCCACTAAGCTGCTGAAGAAGCACTGGCCGAAAATTAAGGATGCGGATCGCCGCAATCTTGTTGGCCGGTACTCGGCATTGCTCATTCAGTTCCGCGACGGCAGGGAATGGCATGAACCGGTAGATCGGGCGAAGGTTAAATCCCTGCGAAATATCGGTAACGGACCCATTGTTAAGCTGATGCCCGCGTGGGAATCGCAGATCAAGCCGGGTAATTTCGATACCGACACGCTTTCAGAAACGTACGGCCAGCCAGTCTCGTACAACTTCAACGAGCAGCCAGTTGGTGATGATGGCACGTATGGCCCGGTGCGCGGCGTTACCGTGCACCCAGAGAGAATCATCATTCTCTGCGAAGGCTCAGAAGACGAGAACATGCTCTCTGGCGTGCCTTTCCTGCGCGCTGGTTACAACAAACTTCTCGACCTCGAAAAGGTATCTGGTGGTAGTGCCGAAGGTTTCCTGAAGAATGCAAGTCGCCAGCTCGGGATTGCGTTCGACAAAGAAACCAACATTGCGAACCTGTCAAAGCAAGCCATAGAATCTGGCTACAAAGACCTGGGCGAGGCGCTTAACGACAAAGTCGCCAAGATGAACCGTGGCACGGATGCGGCCCTTGTTATGCAGGCCGGCACGCCGTCTGTTCTCTCCGTTGCGGCGGCAGACCCATCCCCTACATGGACGGTGGCCGCCAACGAGTTTGCATCCTCGATTCAGTGCCCGTTCACCATACTGTTTGGTCAACAGACGGGACGCCTTGCCTCCGATGAGGACAAAACAGACTGGGCGAATCGTTGTAACGGCCGCCGATGGGGATTCCAGTCAACGATTGTAGGGAGCGTGCTTGAGCGCTTCTGGACAGTAGGTGTCATTGACCCGCCTTCATCCGGAGAGGTTACGCTGGCATGGTCTGATCTGCTCGCTCCGAGTGAGAAAGAGAAGATTGCCAACATGCAGGCAATGGCTGTCGTGGCGAAAGATACTCAGCAGGCATACGGCACTCCGGCAGTGGATGAAAACGAAATCCGCGCAGTCGGTGAGTTGGAACCTCGCAAGGTCATGTCGCCACCTAACCCTGATGTAAAGCAAACCGATAAGGATCCGCTGACAGATGATGATGACAGCGCAAACCAGAATCGGGACGCCGATCGTACCGCGCAATAAAGCTGACCCTACGCAGTCCTCGCGGCAGGTCAGCAGGATGTTCAATGATATCGAAGACCGGTATCTGAACATCAAGCGCAGGCTTAAGGCTCTGTTTGATCTGCGGCTGACTGGGCAGCAGCGTGAGGCGAACGCACAGCAGTCCTGGATGATGTGCAACAACGAGGGCGCAGAACCTTCGCTGTATCAAGTCAATGCCGGTAAGTTCGTCTATGACATGACCGCTGCTGAATTGGCCGATCTGCTCCAGGTGGTGCAGTCGATTCTAAATGATGAGCTTCTTGAAGGCGGCAGTCAGAACCTATGGGCGATGGACTACGTCATTGCGGAATATGACCGCGGCACGCTAAACGCCTTCACCAACCTGTCGGTGCAGTCTCAGGTATACGCCAGTCAGACTACGCTACAGCAGCTTTTAAGCAGCCCGGGCTACCTGAACCAGATTGCGGCGGCCAGGCTGACAACGTTCAGTGACTGGAAGGTCATCAGCGATACAGCCCGCGGCGACCTGACCAACATCATCACTGACGCGGTGGCGCGCGGAGTAAACCCACGCGAGACGGCCAGCGTAATCAGTAAGCGCATCGATGTGTCCATGTCGAAAGCAAAGAACATCGCTCAGACCGAGCAGGTCGGCGCGCTGCGGCGGGCTCAGTGGAATGAAACGGACTGGGCTGCTGGCCGGCTGGGGCTGAATACCGGCCTGCTGTGGCTGTCAGCGCTAAAGCCTACGACGCGTACCTGGCACGCCAGCCGTCACGGCAAGGTCTACACCACCGAAGAGGTGCGGGACTTCTATGCTGAGAACGGCAACCGGTACAACTGCTATTGCAGTCAGATACCGGTGCTGCTCAACGACGACGGCAGCATTTTCAACGAGGGGCTGACGGAGAGGCTAAAAAAAGAGAGGATGAGCTGGAAAGAAGGGGCATAATTACAGTTCATTCAGACCGATAGAGGTAGTCATGCTTAATAAATATTTTGTAGCTTATCAAATCTTGAAAAATGGACAGGCCTATATTACAGGATCGACAGTTGTAGCCGATCCTGAAGGATTGGAGCCGGATGTTTTCTTTATGAATACAGCAAAAGAAATAGCCAAACAAAGAATGGTTATGCCTGATGCAGTAATCATTACCGCATTCAATCGGGTTAATTAACCACAAGTAAGTTTCAGTGCAACCTAAACCATTATCTACCCAGCCATAGCGCTGGGTTTTTATTGCCTGAAATCCACCAACGAGGACCCAGCATGAAACGCAACCGCGTTAACGTGCTGACCGTCGTCAACTCCGCTTCAAACATCACAACTGAAACCATCGACGGCAAGCCACATATCGTGGTTCGCGGCATCACGCCTGTCGTGGACGATATCGTGATGAACCGGAAGTTGTACCCGGCAGCAGAAATCGAAAAGGCCTACAACACGCTTGAGCGTAACCCGATGCCGCTGGGCCACCCGAAAGTGGACGGCAAGCATGTGTCGGCGCGAGATGTCCGGGCGGTGAACGAGTACCACGTCGGTGCATGGCTACAGAACGTCAGCCACAAAGACGGCAAAGTGACGGGTGATATGTACGTTAACCGCCAGTACGCCGAATCCAGCGAGAAGGGTAAGCGCCTGATTAATCGCCTGGATGAGATGCTGGCCGGTACCAACTCCGACCCGATCCATATCTCCACCGGCCTGCTGTATTCCGGTATCGCCGCCAACGGCGAGTCGAAGGGCAAAAAGTACAACGAGATCGCCACCAACATGATGTTTGACCATGTGGCGGTGCTGCTTGATGAGCCCGGCGCCGGTACGCCGGAGGAGGGCGTGGGCATCTTCGTTAACGCCGAGGGTGATGAACTCGAAATCGAGGTCGTTAATCTCAAAGAGTCCGCTACCCCAGACCAGCAAGACCCCGCATTCAAAACATTTTTCAACCAGCTAAAGGCGTTTTTCGGCGCCAACAGCGATTCAACCCAGAAGGAAACAGACCCGATGAAAGAGCTCATCGTTAATGCGCTGAAGGCCAAAGGTAAATCGGTTGACGGTAAAACCGATGCCGAACTGATGGACGCATATAACCAGATGTTGGCAGAAAACTCCGACAGCAAAGAAGAAACGCCTGAAGAGAAGGCCGCACGTGAGAAGAAAGAAGCGGATGACAAGAAGGCTAAAGAGCAGGCCACGAACAGCGAAGAGATGCCAGTGTGGGCGCAGAAACTCGCCGATCGCGTGGATGTCGTTTTCAACAGCCTGAACGCTAATGCCGACAAAGAGAAAGGCGAAAAGCGCGCGGCTGTGAAGTTGGCGATGAACATGAGCGATGACGAAGTCGCAGACCTGGACGGTAAGGCGCTCGACGCTATGTATGCCAAGTGCCAGACATCTTTCGGCCTGAACGGTGCGTTCCGCCAGGCTACCAACACCCAATCAGTCAGCGAAATGCCGGAGTAAAAAATGGCTAAAGACGGAAAGCATATCATCCACGCCGGCGGCGTGTTCCCTAATCCGCTGCTTAACCGTGAAGGCGCGGCCGCGGCATCTACTCCGCCGGGTACCATTGGCTTCTTCAGTGCAGCGGACAAGTTCACTGCCTCTGTGGATGGCAATGAGGCTGCAATTCTGTATGTGGCCAACAAAGACTATCTGCGCTGCCTGTCAGTGGACGACGCTATCCCTGCTGGCGAGCTTGTCGTAGGTATTCAGCCTCTGCCGGGCATGTTCCTCAACGTTCGTGCCGAAGCCGGCACCTACACCAAGGGACAGGCGCTCTCTATTGCAAACGGTCGAGTCAAGGTGGCTGCTGGCGATGAGTCAGTGCGCTGCTACGTCGAGGAAGACAAATCATACACAGCGGCGGCAGGCGATCTGCTTCGTGTCGTAATCAAATAAGGAGCGGATATGTTTGTATTCTCCAAGTCTATCGGTGAAAAGACCGGTAACCTCGCGGTAAATCAGGCGCAATGGCGCGCTCTTGAAATTGAGCGAAACGCCAGTGCTCAGGCAGCAGCGGATTTCTTGGCGCGCACTCAGTTCCGTGGCGATGCAGAAAACGCTCCTTATCTCGATGCGGTGAACGCAGTTGACGATATTCGTCGCCTGTATCGCGCTTTCGACACAACTGTTCTTCAGCAGTTCGAGCCGAATACCGAGTTCACTCTGCTGAACGATCTAATGCCGCTTTCTCGCTCCGTTCGAATCGAACAGTCTCGTTACGACTACGCTCGTACCGGTGGCCGCGGCTGGGCTCACACTTCCATGTCCGGACAGGTCGGCGCGGCACTCGATGCTCGTAGCTATTCCTTCGATGGCACCATGGTGCCTATCCACGACTCGGGCTTTAAGTTCGAATGGCGTGATCCAATCTTCAACAGCCCGCAGGCATTGCAGTCGCAGGCTGATGCGCAGCGTGGTTCGGTTGAAGACGTTCAGCGTCGTTACGTTGACTACATCTTCAACGGCTTCCGCGACAAAGCTGGCAACTTCGCAGTGTTTGACGGTCTGACCTGGAAAGGGTTGCGTGACGATGAGCGCGTAGCGCAGATCGACCTTGGCGCTTCAGGCCTGAACATCGATTTTACCTCTGGCACAGCAACGTCTCAGGACATCCGCGCTGGCGCAATCGCACTGCGTGATCAGATGCGCCGCGTGAACAACCAGTATGCAGAGCAGACCTGGTACGTATCCGGTGAAATCATCTCCAACCTGGAACGCTATTTCTCCGACAACTTCCAGTCCGGAACGATCATGGATGAAATCCTGAAACTGACCGGTGTAGCGGCGATTAAAGAAGACAGCCAGCTCACAGGTAACGAAATCGTCATCGTTCCACTGAGTGCAGGCGTCATCGCTCCAATCGTCGGCCAGGCTATCGGTACCGTCGCATCTCCGCGTCCGGAGTACAACAGCGACTACATCTGGCGCACCTGGGGTGCAATGGGGTTGATGGTCAAGCAGGACATCAACAACAAATACTCCGTAATTCACGCATCAAGCTAAGGATAAATCATGGCACTGGTAGAAATCGTGGCAAGTAACCTGCACGCCGGTGCCAACCTCCGCAAACTGGAGGTTGGTTCCGTGGTAGAGGTAGACGATGAAACGGCAAAGCGCTGGATCAGCACTGGCAAGGCGAAGGAGACCGATAAGAAGAAAGGCGAGAAGCTTGCCTTCGAAGTGGCTACGCCGTCATCGCCGTCAGGCGATCTGTCTGTCCTGCAAAAGCAACTCTCCGACGCACTGGAGCAGAACCAAAAGCTAATCGCCGATGGTGAAGCTAAAGACAAGGCTCACGCCGACGCACTGGCAGCAGAAACCAAACGCGCTGACGAAGCCGAAGCAGCATTAGCGGAAGCAATCAAGAAGGCGAAATAACCATGGCTGACCCAATCACAGCGGCAGACGTGCAGGCGTTCCTCGGTGAATTGGGTTACTCCATTCCGGGCGCGCTGCTGGAGCCGATTCTCTGCGTGGTAAACAAGATCATCCCGTGCCTCGATGGCGCGGGGTATGACGAGTGCACCGCGAAGTTGATCCTGATGTACGCAGCAGCGCTGATGGCTACGTCTTCCGGTGCGCGCCGCATCAAATCGCAGGGTGCACCGTCTGGTGCGTCCCGCTCGTTTGAATATGGCGACGACAGCATCAACTGGCTTCGCGACTCACTGGCCCGGCTCGATACCAGCGGATGCACCGGTGACTTGCCGATCAGCGCTGGTAACAGCGTCGGCCTGTTCATGGTGGTTGGGGGCTGCTGATGACGTACAAATCAGTTAAGCACGGTCTGCCGCGCTCTTTCACCCGCGTCTGGGTGATGACCGACACCGGGCGGGAAACTACCGGCTACGTTAAATCGGATGGCGAGTGGCATATCAACTGCCCGCGCATTCGGGCGACTGGCGCGAAGGTGCTGAGGTGGAAGGAGAGCTAATGTCATCGGTAGCGAACTGGAGCTATACCGCCACGGCGACCATCTGGCGAAAGTTGGAAGGTAATGACGAATACGGCGATCCGCTGGGCTATGCGGAACCTGAGCAAATCCTCTGCGATTACGAGGGCGGGCTCAGTAAGAAGTTAGCCAGCCTGGGCGCTGAAATCGTCGTTAAGAACACCGTCTGGACAGAGTTCGCGCTGGCGGCCACGGGTGATTACCTGCTGATTGGCGTATCGACCGAAGCGGACCCGGTTGTCGCCGGTGCCGACGAGGTGCGGCAGGTTATTCGCTACGCCGACGCGTTTGAGCGCCTGGCTGATGATTACTCCATCCTGACGGGAGTGTAGCCATGGGCATCAAAGTGCGCGGTGTTAAGCACTCGAAAGCCGGGCTCAACCGCATCGTTAATGACGTGAAAGGTCGAAAGGTCGTCAGGGCGCTACAGTCAGCAATGATAATCGGCAGCTCCCAGGCCGCGCTTTATACGCCGATAGACACTTCAACTCTGCTTAATAGCCAGTATCGGGAGTTGGTAAATAATGGCGTTCGGCTGACAGGTCGGGTGGGTTATACGGCGAACTACGCTGTGTTCGTTCACGATCCGAATGTTCCTCAAACCTTCCGCCGCGCCACCGCGCAGAAAGAGTTCCTCACCAAAGGCTTTGAAGATACCCGCAGCCAGATTGATGCCGTAATGCGCAAGGAGCTTTCAGTATGACACCTGCCATGTATGAGCGCGTGCGTAACTACTTCGTTGATGCAGGGCTTACCACTGGCTTCATTGTTCAGTTGCTGGCTTGGGACGACACAACGAAGTTAACCGACGCTTTCATCGTGTTCCGGCCTAACGGCGGTACCGACATCCGAAATGACCTCGGATCTGATCACTACGTGCTGGTGGATGTCATTTCCGCCAAAGATAAGCGCCGCGCAGCCGCTGAGAAGGCTCAGGAAATCATCAATTATGTCGAACAGAACGACATTAACGACGAATGCCTTGGCCTTATTCAAAACCTCGGCAATATGCCTGCACCCATCCTGACCGAAGAGGGGCGCCTGGTCTTCAGACTCCAGTTCATGTGCGTTTACGGCGAATAACCCAATCACCAACCCATCAGGCTGCCATCCGGCGGCCTTTTTTATTTGAGAGGTACACATGCAAGGCTGTGCTAATGATTTTGGCAAGCTGATCGGGAAAGTAGCTGTGCTACGCATGGCCTTTGGCTGCCCCGACGCAGTGCCAGCGCTTTCCGAATGGAAGCGTCTCGGCGCTATGACGACCAAGGGCATCGACTATTCGATGAACACCATCAACTCCGAGGCAGATGATGCTAAAGGGCTGGTGGAGAACCTGGTCAACAACATGGATCTGACGATCTCCGGCGAAGGTGAGTTTCGCAAGTCTGATAAAGATAACGAGATCGGCGCGTGGCGTCTGTCGAAGTACATCTTTGATGAAGTCCAGGCTGGCCGTCAGCCTAATCTGTGGGTGCGTTTCGACTTCGCGGGTGAGAACGCCGGTACTTATATCCAGGGCTACATGAACACCACCTCATGGTCTGGTGACTTCGGTACCAACGATATCTCCACCTTCTCCGGCGAGTGGAAGGTCTACGACGCCGACACCGTTGTGTTTGAAGTCGCTGATTCCATCGCGGCCACTGGCGTTGAAGTAACTCCTGCAACTGCTTCTCTGGTCGTTGGAGCAACCCAGCAACTCAGCGGCGCGGTTCAGCCAACCGATGCGACTAATAAAGCGATCACCTGGACGACTTCGGCGCCATCCATCGCCACCGTCAGTTCAACCGGCCTGGTGACAGCAGTAGCCGAGGGCACCGCGACTATTACGGCCACCACTGCTGACGGTGATTTCACCGACACTTGTGCAGTTACCGTGACTGCCGCACCGTAATCACTACAAAGGGCGGCGTGCTGCCCTTGATACTGGTTATGGAGAACGATATGACACCTTTGAAAGAGATTGGCGAGTGCCTTATTGGTGCTGGCGGCCGTGAATACTTCTTCCGACCATCGTTCCGCAATATGACGCGAATCGGCGAGCCTGAGCATATCGTCCGCACTTTTTATGCGCTGTTCAATGACGATGTGGCAAAGATGCTTGAAGCGGCGCGAGAAATTCATAGTGCGATACCAGAGCATCAGCGTAAATTTTACGCCTACTACTTCGGGGACATTTCCCTGCCGCGGTGGGCTCTGGATGCGGCAGGTTCTGCCGCGTTTGTGCGTGAGGCATTACTCTCGGCTATTAATGTCATTCAGTCATGCTGTGACGAGGACGTTTCTGAATTGACAGGCTGGCACGAGCCATCACGCACTGGAAGGCGAACGTTTGTATGGCGCCGTGGCGCTCTCCCGCCTGAGAACCTGATTCTGATAGCTCAGTCGCTGATCATGCATGGCGTTATCGGACGGGCCAAGGTTCGTAAGTTGCAGAAGCACGAAAGCAAGGAAACGACGCCGGAGTTTCATGCGACTGAATACATCATGGCGGCGCGAAACCATTTCGGGATCAGCAGGGAAGAGGCTGAAAACCTTACCATGACCGAATTCGCTATGATGCTTAACGCCAAATACCCTGACCAGAAGGGCTTCACCAGGGAAGAGTATGACGCTGTTATGGACGATGACGATCGGCGTTGGCAGGAAATGATTGAGCGCGAAAAATCAGCAAAGAAAGCGGCCTGAGTTAATAATGGATGTACCTTAATCGCCTGACCGGGCGTAATATGGCTCGACAATAAAACTCAGGGGATAAGAGTGAAAAAAATACTTTTGGCTTTGGTGATTCCACTGGTTCTGGCTGGCTGCAAGCCGGGCGAGGAAAAGGCAATTTCGCTGGCACAATCTGAAGTGTCCGCCAATCTACTGGATCCTGACAGCGCACAATTCCGTAACGTGAAAGTCGTGAAGATGACAGATGCCGATGACGGTCATGTTAATGCTGTTGTTTGCGGGGAAATTAACGGAAAGAACGGTTTCGGTGCCTATGCAGGGTTCCATCCTTTCTTTGTTGAGCTGAAAATGAAATCGAAGGGGATGTTCTCAAAAGGCGTCGACTACACCCTTGGTGATCACTTCCTCAGTTCGAAAGATACGCCTCCACCACCGGCCTACACAGAACGATGCCAATAAACGACACGAATAACTAACCCACCACTCGGTGGGTTTTTTTATGCCCGGAGAAAACTGATGTCTGAGAAAGCAGGCGAGATTTATTACGACATCGAGGCCGATGTATCTGGCTTGCTCAAGGCCCAGGGAAAGGCCAATAAGTCGCTCGACTCCATCGGCAACTCGGCGACCAATGCAGCCAAAAAGATGGATGAGTTGCAGACGAACATCAACCGCGTCGCCGGGGCAATTGCCGCCTCACTCGTTGTTGACTGGGGAAAGGCGTTTCTCGTAGCGGCTGACAACATGAGCCAGCTCAACGCTCGTATAGAGAGACTTACTGGTAGCGCAGCGACAGCCTCGCAAACTATGCAGAATCTGATGCGCATCAGTTCGGCAACGGGTGGTTCGCTACAGGATACAGCAAAGCTGTGGGAGACTCTCAGCACGGCGTTGCGCGATACCGGTGCGACGAACGGCCAGGTCATCCAGCTCACCGAAACACTTCAGAAAATAGGTCGCATTGGCGGATCCTCATCAGAGGAAATGGCGAATGCGCTGCGCCAGTTCGGGCAGTCAATTTCCTCCGGTACGGTTCGGGCGGAGGAGTTCAACTCCATCCTTGAGCAAATGCCGGAACTGGCGCGCCAGATTGCCGCCGGGATGGGTGTAAGCATCGGAGAGCTTCGTCAGCTCATGCTGGACGGGAAACTGACGGCAGAAGATGCTCTGAACGCCATTCAGAAGCAAACCGGTTCAGTGAATGCAGAGTTCGAGAAACTACCGCGCACGCTTTCACAGGCCAATACCGCGTTGACAAACTCATTCCTGTCGATGATTGACTCTGTTAACCAGGCGACAGGCGCAAGCACAGGGCTGGTTGCGGTTATCGACTCAATGACTGCTGCACTCGACCGGCTGGTGGGTAAAGCGGCGTCGGCAGATGCTCAGATATCGGATCTGAACAGCACCGCTGAAATGTTTACTCGCCGCGCGCGCACCTGGTCATGGCTTGGGCTTGATGGCTGGGAGGCGCAAAACAAAGCGCTGGCCGGGCTGAGTAATAAAGCAGCCATGCTGGTTGGCGACCTGGCCGCTGTCTCCAAAGCATCGCAGACCGCGGCTAACACAAAGCCGATCGAGATTAAAACTACCGCCTCAGCTACAGGCAGCAAAGCGAAAGGCGGAAAGTCTGCGGCACAGAAAGAAGCTGAGCAATACGCTAAAGCGCAGGACTCGATAAACGAAAAATTGGAAGCCCTGAGACAAGAATCTATTCTTGCAGCAGGTTCAACCAGCGAATTAACTCGTGAGCAGCAACTACTAAGGGCAGAGATGTCTCTTGGTGCCGATGCAACGGATGAACAGCGACAGAAGGCAAGAGAGTACAAAGCACAGGCTTTGGACACTGCTGAAGCATTGAAAAAGCAAGCCCAGGCAGAAAGAGATAAGCAAGCTGCGCAGTCCAACTTCAGCAGCCTACAAAGCCAAGCATCTCCTGTGGCTAGCGTTGAAAGCCAATTTCAGCAGCAGATTGAGCAACTCAACCAGTACGCTGCGCTCTACCCTCAGAGAATAGCCGAGGTAGAGGCTGTAAGGGCTAGCATTGAGGAGCAATACCGCCAAAAAAGACTAGATGCTCAGTGGCAAGAATTAAGCCAAATGAATATCGGCTTCGGCATGCTAACGAGTGCCGTGGATGCCTTTGGCGGAAACGCATCAAACGTCATAACTGGACTGATCACAGGAACGATGTCAGCTCAGGATGCTATGCGCTCACTCGGTAACACGATGCTGAATAGCGTGGTCAATGCGCTAGTCCAGGTTGGGGTTGAGGCTCTCAAAAACTTCATTATAGGGCAGACATTGGGCGCAGCAGCTACTGCTGCTGGAGCATCTCAGGCTGCAATCTTGGCTACAGCTTGGGCTCCTGCCGCCGCCATGGCGAGCCTCGCTTCATTTGGGGCCAACTCAGTTCCTGCCATGACAGGAATTGCTTCAACGGTAGGCCTGGCACAGGGCCTTGCTTTAACCGGTATGCGTTACAATGGTGGCCCGGTGAATGCAGGAGGTCTTTATCAGGTCGGTGAGCGAGGGAAGCCTGAGATTTACCAGGCCAGTACCGGTAAGCAGTACATGATACCGGGCGACAACGGCAAGGTGATCAGCAATAAGGATATGCAGGGTGGGGGAGGCATCAACGTTGTCTTAAATGTTCAGAACTATAACGGTTCATCAATAGATGCGCAGGCCAGTTCTGACGGCAATGGCGGCGTGACTGTGGATGTAATTGTCGCTGACCTGAACAACGGCGGGCCAATCAGTAACGCCATAACCAGCAACATGAACGTCAAGCGCACGCCAAGGGGGCAAGGCTGATGCCAATTATCGACTATCCCGACTGGCTGCCACTGGCGCAGAAGGCCAGCAAAAACATGACTCTCGATACCGGGTTCCAGACCGATCAGCCAGCGGTCGGCCCGGCAATCTTCGAGAATCAAACCGACGACCTGAAAGTGACCTGGTCACTGACGTGGATCTTCACTCTGGCACAGGAGCGAGCATTCCAGCAGTGGCTACGCAGCCCGAACTATCTCAACCGGGGCCTGAACTGGTTCCGGATGAATATCAACCTGGGCGGCAGCGGTCTACAGTTGCAGGAGCTTCACTTCACGCAGATGCCGGTGCAAACCAGTATCGACGGCGGGGTGGTGACATGGACGGGAATCGTTATTGCTAACCACCTGTACAACGCCGACGACGAATTCGACGACATCATTGTTGAACTGCCGCCGCCGTGGGATTCGTGGCTGGATATCGTTGTCACGGGTTACCCAGACGGACGCGATCCGGAATCACTACCGAGGGTGCCGTAATGCCGAGCCTAAGGGAGTACAAGCAACAGCGCCCGATTCGCGGCAGTTACGACACCATTACCTTTTACCATCCTTCCTTCGGTTATGTTCGCCTGGTGGACAAACAGTTCTTCGAGAAAACGCTTGCAGGTCAGGTATACAAGCCAGCGCGCTTTGAAATCGAAGAGAGTCAGCAGAGCGGCACGCCGGTGATCGACTCCACTGTTAAGTTGGGGCGGCTTTCATCAGATATCAAAACGCTGATGAAAAAATGGAAGGGTGCGTCAAGGCTGTCACCAATCACCGCTACCAGGCGGATTTTCGATAGCGGAGATACATCTGCGCCTATGAAAAACTGGACGCTTTTTGTGAAGACTGTTGACGTTGATTCAGATGCTGCCTCTGTAACCCTTTCCATTACCAACCCATTAAATAACAACATCGGTCGCCTTTATGATCCAGTCGAATACACGGGACTTCAGTACCTCTGATTTTATTCGGAAGATGATCGGCGTGCCGTGGGCTAACCGGGCCTGCTCGTTCGATAGGGTCGACTGCTGGGGCCTGTGCGTGCTGTATTACCGGCACGTTCTCGGCATTGAGCTGCATCAGACGCCGGACTACGAAGCCGGCGAGGACTTCTTCACCTGCTATCAGGGTGATGTCGTTTTCTGGCGCCCGGTCGACAAGCCAGTTGAGGGTGGGATATTCGTCGGGTACCGCGGCGCGCAACCGGCACACGTTGGCCTGGTACTGAACCGGCAGGCGTTGCATTCGCGCGGCGAGAACGGAAGTGTGCGCATGGACTCGTTGCTGGTTATACAGCGGGCATTCACCAAAGTGGAGTATTTTTCGTATGGCGCTGGTTGAGATATCGAACTTTCCAGGAACGCCTAAGCTGCGTTGCAGGGTGCCAAACGGCACCCTTTTTTATGACTGGCTGGCGGCCAATGACGCTACCTTTCACCGCGATCTGCTGATCGTCCGCAATGGCGTAAAGTTGGGCGACGATGATGAGCTGGCGTTTGAACTGAGTGAGCTGGACCACATCCAGATATTCGACCAGCCAAAGGGCATTGTCGGCGACATCCTGAGCCCGATCTTTAAAGTGGTTGGCCAGGTGTTTTCGTTCCTGGCACCGAAACCGGCCATTGCAAACAGCGGCGGCAATACGGTCGACTCACCCAACAATAGCCTGACCGGTCAGACAAACACCGCGCGCGTCTACAAAGCCAAGCCGGATATCTACGGCCAAATCCGTTCGTTCCCGGATCTGATTCAGGAATCGGTTTTCGAATACGTGCACCAGACGTCCACCGACGGCGGCCTGAAGTACGTTACAGAGTGGATGTGCATCGGGATCGGCAAATACGATTACGAGTCCGTGCGTTACTCAGAATCCAGCCTCGGTTCACTGGCAGGCGCTGAATTCCAGTTCTTCCAGCCTGGCGAAGTAATCCCGCAGATCGTCGAGGGATACGGGTTCGATGACGTTGACGGTCAGGAGGTCCCAGGGCAGAACGAAGCCAGCGATTTTCCGATCGAAACAGCAACGGCAAACACGGTTGTCAGCGGAACGTATTCCGGCGGCCAGATAGCGATGAAAATCGTGAAGCAGGCAGAGTTCGATTACTTTATGAGCCTGGTGCTTCCGCACGCGGTTACCTTCACCATCAACGTGACTTACAGCACTGCTTCCGGCAGCGTAACTACGGATGCGACATTCTCAGGCACGCTTATTTCCGCCGTTGAAACAAACGATGGCGCTGTGGTTAACCCGGTGCGCTGGTACACGTTTACGATGAACAAGCTGGAGGGGCCGCAGGATATTCCGGCGAATGCCACGATCAACACCACGAAATTCATCCTTAACGATAACGAGGCGCTGGTGGTTGGGCCGTTCTTTTCCCCGGTCGAGTCAACCCAGTTGTGGCTTCATACGCAGTCCAGCCTGGGCGGTAAGAAAGAAACGAACTGGAAGGTGGTCATCTGGAAAATTGACGACGACTACAACCAGGTGCCTGGTACGCAGCAGACATTCACGTATCGGCAGACCACGCCTCACCAGTCAACGAGTGAGGTGTTTTATCGCACTGACAAGATCACTCCGTCCGGCGGCTTCGGGAAATACGCGGTCAGCTTCCAGCGCACGGATAACTCCGGCGACGCGTCACTGCTGAAGGTCGAAGAGATCCATAGCATCAACATCAGGACGAATGTCGTTCATCCGACCGATACGCTGGTGCGGGTGAAGGTGAGGGCGACCGAGAACGCTCTTGGCAGCCGTGAGCGCAAATATAACGCGCTGGTGACGCGTCATACCATCACGTACGACCTGGACGCGCAGTCTGTGGATTACACACTGAGACCGTCGCGCTCGTTCGCTGATGCAGTGGCTCACACCTGGCTCATCATGGGTGAGCAGCCGGTAAGCAGCATTGACCTGTACGGGCTGTACTCGATCGCCGAAAGCCTGCCTGATGAGCGACTGGGCTACTTCGACTACACGTTTGACGACGAGAACGACTCACTCGGCGACCGCGTGCAGGCGATCTGCAATGCTGCGTCGGTTGTGGCGTACTGGGACGACGGCGTGCTGACGTTTACCCGCGATCAGAAAGTTGACTACCCGGCGGCGGTATTCAACCGGGCCAACATGAAGACTGACGAGTACAAAATGACGTACGAAGCTACTCTTCCGGGCGGTTATGACGGCGTTCAGGTGTCATACGTCCACCCCACAACGAACAACAAGACGTACATCAACTACCGCGTGCTGAACGGCGCCATCGTCGAGCAGGAAGCGAAAAACCCAAACAAGCTGGAGATCGTCGGCTTCCGTAATGAGTATCAGGCCCGGGAGCGCGCATTACGCGAAACCAAGCGCCTGATCTACTCGCGCGTGAAGATGAACGCCAAGGTGTTTGAGGACGGCATTATCCAGGTGGGTAGCGTCATCCAGATGCCAGACATCTACGACAGCAACCAGCAACAGGGTTACATCACCGGGCGCGCCGGTAATAACTTTGATACCAGCGAGCCGATCACGTTTACCGGTTCGATGTATGTGCTGGTGACAGACAGCCTGGGTAACCCGACGCTGCGCTATCCGGCAACCGCCCGCAGCGACACGAAGTATGGCTTCACCGCGGCTATCCCCAACATTCAGCTCAACATATGGAACGGAGACACTGTGCAGCTCCCGTCGCGCTATCTCATTGCGACAGTGGAGGAACTGGACAGTCAGCTATGGACGGTCAACAGCATCAAACCTAACACAGATAACACGGTATCTCTGACCGTCGCGGAATACAGCGACGCCATCTACCAATAAGAACCGTCCCCGACCAACCAGACCCGGCCACCGCGCCGGGTTTTTTTATGGAACTAATATGGCTACGACACCTACCAACCTGTCAGTACCGAGCGAGTCCCCGCGCGATCTGAAATTTAACGCAGGGAAAATTGATGAATTTGTGACATCGCTGGCACTTCAGTACATTGATCGCTTTGGTGATGCGCATTACACAATTGAAGGTCTGAAGGCTTTAGTACTTCAGCAGATATATAATCTTGGCTGGAATCCGGTTGGAAGCTTCCAGGGTGGCGCTACAGTTTCTTCCGCAGGGGATATTATCCAGGATGAAACGAATGGTGTATGGTATCGCTGGGATGACCTCTCCAGCTTACCTAAGGCTGTTCCAGCAGGTTCCACTCCCGGTTCCACCGGTGGTATTGGTGAAGGGAAATGGCTAGCTGTCGATGTAAATGATGTCTTAAGAAAAGACCTTCAGGGAAGCAATGGATCAACATTAATCGGTGGCTCTGTTTATGTAGTTGACTATTTTTCAGATGCCAAGGTGGCGAATGCCGGCAAGTCAAAGTACATCATGACGCGTGGGCACCATGCGCTCGGTGTTGGGGCGGGGACCTATATCAGAAATGGGACTACGGGAGTGCCTTCATCAGGTACTGAGTATAAATTTTTCGATTCAACTGGTTCTGGCTGGACGCTGACTGGAATGTCATATGATTGCCAGCAGTTTGGTGTCAATGGTGATGGGACAAACGAAACGGCAAAGGTTCAGCTTTGGTTGGATAGCTGTGCGGACTATCATGCAAGGGCTTACATCAAGGAATCGTTTTCTGCGAGCGTTGTAGGGGTTGTATTAAACTCATCACATAAAGGTCTTCAGTTCGATTTTAGAGGTTGGCTTAAGTTCTTCGGTGATGGTTCTGCGCCTGTTAATGCTCCGAGCAATGTGACAGGAAGTGCTTGTTTTGCTGTATACATGAATGGATGCACCAGCCTTAGCGGGCAAATAAATATTGACGGAAACAGATCTGCTAAAATTTACAGTGAGCAGATCCATAACATTGGTATGTTCGGTGGAGTAGATAATAACTTAACCCTTAATTTCATTGAAAGCCGTGGTGATGGCGTATACGTAAACCATCACAAAGCAAATGTATCAACCCCTCCAGCCGTAGATTCCGTTGCTGCCAATAACTTCCCAACAAGGCTAAAGTTAAGAATAAATAGTGTCAATAGTTCGTTTGATGGTCGCAATGCTGTATCTCTTATTGCCTATAAAGGATGTGAAGTATCTGGCATGAGCTCACAGCATGGAAATGGCACTCCATCAGGGTCAACAGGTATCGGTAAGCAACCTGGCGGACTTGATGTAGAACCAAATTATTACTGGCAGTCATGTTATGATTTGGTTGTTCCTTCATGGATTTCAGATGGGGCCGGTTGGACAGGCGGTTTCAGTCTGGTTGGGAAAATTAATGGTACCGATTCGTTTGATGTTAACATTAGAGGCGTAATTGCAAATATTGAATGCACGCAATCCATACCAAATGACAGCGTCCGTTATGGGGTGGCATTGCAATATGCAAGAGATATTGATATCAGGGGAGTATCTCGATGCCTAACAAATAATCCATACAGCACGTTTAAAAGTTGTGGGGTTATGGCTACATGCATTTCTAACTTTAATGTTGAGATTGATATTGTCAGGTTCGAGCGTGTCGGAGAGATTGCATGCGAAGATGTCATAAATCAGGCAGTGACAATGTGCTCGAATGGAAAACTGTCAATAAAAGCGACAAACTGCCATAATGGCCTGAGCTTGTCAGCACTGGATAATGTTAATGTTGATTTATTCTTCACAGTTCCGGTTACAATGTCTGGCTCTGGAGATAGAGGTGTCGTGCAATATATCCAGTCATATTTTAATGGCGCATTCCAGGCAACAAATATTCAACACCATACCCTCAAAGTTAGCGCAAGCGGAGGGACAACATTGACATCACTCAATTACGGTGTGCGAGTGCACCCAACCAATACTCCAACTGTTTTCAGGGATACGTGTACGATCAACGAATCTGATTTAACAGCCGTTCCGCACGACACCTCTAATAACAAAAACAGGCTTCTTGGAACTGTCAATTTCCAAAAAGGAATCATATATGGAGCAACGAAGAAAGTAGGAGATGACGCAATATCTGGAACAAACATATGGGGGGCTGGTGATACCATATGGCATCAAAGCAGCTCTGCCACCCATGCCGGTAAGAGATATAACGGAACTTCGTGGCAGAACTTCGGTAACCTAGTTTAGGTTCTGCATTTCTCAAATGTTACCATTACACCGTCCTTATACCAGTGTGATGAGTAGTAACCATTCCATGGTGTGATCATGTGATCACACCATGTTTTGTCTTTTAATTTACCAACCCATTTCCATTCAGCCATAGGGTAATGTAAGTAAGCAAACTTTGCGCTCGTCCAAGTTCCGATGTCGTGTCTCATCATGTCTTGAATTAAAGGTCGCTTTTCTATGATGCGCTTAGCCTGTGGAGAAAGCCCTGAGTATCCATTGAGATAAATTGGAGTGTTTAACTTATTAATTTCTCTGTTCCCCCCAATCTCTCTTACAAGCATAGTTTCAAGTTCATACTGAGACTTTTGAGAGTTATAGTAATCATTTGCGTAAGAAAACATCAGTGCTAGCATTGGGGTGCTTAAAATAATATACGCATATTTATTGGAGTTTAATGCCCCAACAGAGAAAACAACAAAGACAATGGATGACGCCCATATCATCATCCTCAGATTTATACTTGGGTTCTCCAGCACGTAAAACATCACTATGGAACATGCAAGCGCAATAGCGATTGACGAGAAAACTACGATGTTTGATTTTATAGTAATGGTGATGCGTGTTATTGTGGAGTATATAAAAAGAATCGACATAAATGAAATGGCGATTGTGAAGTATTTATCAAATAAAACCCCAAATGGATATACTGCAACACTATATGTAGACTCAATTATTTCTTTAAAATGTGGGTGTGATGGCATTAAAATACCACCAACTCCAGAAGCATATCCAGATGTAACAAACGACTTACTTGTCACCGCAATATACAGGAGTAACGAACATGCAGACGATGCAAGAATCAATATATATTTGCGTGCGTCTTTATGTTTGTCATAGGTAAAGCAAGCCATCATGATGGCATAAAATACTGGAAGTGATGCCTGATAAGTCAATAATGATGACTGCACCGACAAAAATGTTATTAGTGCGATTGATGCCGCACTCCTGACTGAAAAAGAAATAAATGGTATGCATAGTATAAATATTGAAAGGCACATTGTCACAGAATCAAATCTAAATGAAAGATTCTGAATAAAAAATGGGAATATGAATAAAGGAGATGTGGCAATCGCGGAAACTACTGGTGATTTCTTTAAGACATCTCTTCCTATAATCGAGCAAGAACCTACAGCAAGAGCAATTGCTATAAGTTGAGATAGCGGAGAAATATCTGTAAGTATCTTTCCAAAGTTTAATATGTATATAACCAAAGAGGCTAGCGGCCGCCCTTCATTTTCCCATCCATAGTACCCATCCATTAATCTGGCATTGTCATCAAGGTAGAGTTTTCCAACAGCAAATATAATAGCCATAAATGGAGCTATTATTGAGAAAGAACATAAGGAATATTTTTTATACTCTACAAACATATATCATCCCTTTTTGATTATATAGCGAGGCCTGTTTTTAACCTCGACATAAATCCTGCCAATGTACTCGCCAAGAACCCCGATACCGATCAGCTGGATGCCACCCAGGAACAAAACCGATACCAGCAGGGAAGGGTAGCCACGAACCGGGTTACCAAATGCTAGTGTGTCAACAATCATCCAGGCGCCGTACAGGAATGCAAGCCCGGCTACGAGCAAGCCAATGTAAGTCCACATGCGCAGCGGGAAAGTAGAGAAGCTTGTGATCCCCTCAAGTGCCAGGTTCCACAGTTTCCAGCCGTTAAATTTAGTGCTTCCTGCGACGCGTTCTGCGCGTGCATATTCAACGACATCGGTGCGGCCACCAACCCAACTCAGAACGCCCTTCATGAACAGGTTTCGCTCTGGCATGAGCTTAATGTTTTCCACCACCTCACGGGACATAAGCCTGAAGTCGCCCACGTTCTCCTCAATCTGCGGATTGCTGATTTTGTTGTGCAGTTTATAAAACCACTCAGCGGATTTACGCTTCAACCGGCTATCAGTGGAGCGGTCAGAGCGCTTAGCCAGCACCATATCTGCGCCGGACTTCCATTTCTCTATCAGGTGAGGAATAACTTCAATCGGGTCCTGCAAATCAACGTCAATGGGGATAATCGCTTCACCGGTTGCGTGGTCAAGCCCGGCGAACAGCGCGGGCTCTTTACCGAAGTTTCTTGTGAATGACAGTGGAACAACCAATGGATCGGCAACAGCAAGCGCGTTGATAATTGATTCTGTCGCGTCTTTACTGCCGTCATTGATGAAGACCATCTCCACTTCATGCTGCTGAAGTCCTTCAAATTCCCGAACGGTTTTATAGAAGATAGGAATTGCTTCCTCTTCATTAAATACCGGAACGACCAGAGAAATTTTCATTTCGCATCCCTAAAGACAATGAACTTTGAATAGATAAAGCCGCACACCAGACTGATGGCGGAGAAAAGAATAAGAGTCACGATCGGAGCCATACCGGACTTATCGGCGGCCCAACCAACAGCTGCGCTCAGGGTTCCCATAAACCCTACATACAGCATGTAGCGCATCGTGGTTGTAGAGGACTTAAAGGTGAACCTTGCGTTTGCAAAGAAGCTGAATGACACCGCCACGACAAACCCAGCGAAGTTACCAAGCGCCTGACCTGTATGGAATGCGTAGATGCAAACAGCGAACACAACCCAGTGAATGAGCGTGTTGATAACACCTATTGATGTGTACTTGGCGAATAACTTTAACATTATAAAAATCAGTGAATTCGGAAAGGTCTGAAGTTTAGCATCACTGTGCAACTTGATCGACTCTCATATTTGACGATACTGTATATAAATACAGTTGTTTTGGGAGGTAGCATGGAGGCAAAAGCTCAGCGATACAGGCTTGAAAAATTATGTGGTGTTAACCGCAACTCATGCCTGGTTGAAACGTCAGGTGGATATGCGATTTTTCAGCCTGATCTTTCGCCCGCCAACGGAACGCGCGTGCTGGTGCATGCGTTCGGCCAGCTACAGTTCGCGGTCGTTATGGGCGGTGCGCTCATCACCGAAGACGGTGAAAGCATAGAGGGAGATGCTTTAGATGAAGTCGATGTCATGGGAGTTGTGACCTTTTTTATCAATGGCGCTGCGGCGTTCACAGACGACAATCCGGTGATGTGATGTTTGCCCTGGTCGATGTGAACTCATTTTATGCCAGTTGCGAGACGGTATTCAGACCAGACCTGCGTGGTCGGCCGGTGGTTGTTCTTTCGAATAATGACGGCTGCGTAATAGCGCGTAGCGCAGAAGCAAAGGCAGTCGGGATAGCGATGGGTGAGCCGTTCTTCAAGCAGAAGGAATTGTTCCGGCGCGCTGGTGTTGTTTGCTTCAGCAGCAACTACGAGCTGTACGCAGACATGTCCAGCCGGGTAATGACCACGCTGGAAGAAATGAGCCCGCGCGTGGAGATTTACAGCATAGACGAAGCCTTTTGCGACCTGACCGGCGTAAGGAACTGCCGGGACCTGACTGAATTTGGGAGAGAAATCCGCGCGACGATATTACAGCGAACGCATCTTACAGTGGGGGTCGGCATAGCTCAGACCAAGACGTTGGCTAAGCTGGCTAACCATGCTGCGAAAAAATGGCAGCGGCAGACGGGCGGGGTGGTTGACCTCTCAAACGTCGACCGGCAGCGAAGGTTACTGGCGCTTGTTCCTGTGGAGGATGTCTGGGGCGTTGGCCGGCGCATCAGCAAGAAGCTGAACGCTATGGGCATCAAAACCGCACTGGACCTTTCAGAGCAGAGTACGTGGATTATCCGAAAACACTTTAACGTTGTGCTGGAGCGAACCGTCCGGGAGCTGCGCGGCGAGCCATGCCTGGATCTGGAAGAGTTCGCGCCGGTGAAGCAGGAAATTGTATGCAGCCGATCTTTTGGCGAACGCATTACTGACTATGAGCAAATGCGGCAGGCTATTTGCAGCTACGCGGCCCGTGGTGCAGAAAAGCTTCGCGGCGAGCACCAGTATTGCCGTTTTATATCCGCTTTCGTCAAGACCTCTCCATTTGCCCTTAATGAGCCGTATTACGGAAACAGCGCATCGGTAAGGCTGCTCACGCCAACTCAGGACAGCAGAGACATCATCAACGCCGCGGTAAAGTGTCTGGATAAAATATGGAAGGACGGTCACCGGTACCAGAAAGCGGGCGTCATGCTGGGTGACTTCTTCAGCCACGGCGTGGCCCAACTCAACCTGTTCGACGACAGCGCTCCGCGTGCCGGAAGTGAAAAGTTGATGGAAGTGCTGGATCACCTGAATGCAAAGGACGGAAAGGGCACGCTCTATTTTGCCGGGCAGGGTATACAGCAGCAATGGCAGATGAAGCGTGAAATGCTGTCGCCTCGATACACTACGAGATTTTCAGATTTGCTTGTTGTCCGATAA